ACAGTTAACTACGACTGCCGGTACACCTTACCTGTTATCAGATCCAACTCTGCAGGATACCACCCGGTTTACCTTAAAGACCGATGGTCTGGCTGCAGGGTCTTCGAATATCAAGAGCTCTTTCTTTACCGTGTATCGGGACGCTTCCTGCTACTATGGTGGTATCAAGTTCAACCTTGCTACTCAGTACGGACAGGTAGACTCTCCGCGCCAATTACCAATATCCTGTGTACTGCCGGCCAATCCCACGCAACCGGTAAATACGGACATATTGTTTGGTGGTGATACATACGTGGTTCGTTATACTGAGAAAAATCCATTCCTGTTTTTTAACGACTGGTTACTTGGAGAATCTGAGGACTACGCATACGACTACAGGAACTACATTAATATCCCTTACCCATGTTACTGGATGGATAACCGGAAGATTTACTCGGACCTCCTGAACGTAGCTCATAGATACAGACATTTAGATGTCCATACCTTTGGTGGTAGTATTTCCGCGGGGTTAACGGTAAGCCCGTTCTACGTGGCCAAGGGGTACTTCTACCTGTCCTGTAATGGGGTACGTGATTTCTTCGTAGAAGCTGAGGCGCCGGCGCACTACAGGGACTGGGAAGACGACATAACCAAGAGATTTTACGATCCTTATACCTTCACGGACACGGATTATATGTTCCGGTCGGATAACATGAAGGCGGAACCGTTCTACAAGCTGGACCCATCCCTCGGGGTGAATAAGTTCTACACCCAGTATATATCATTTGGTAGGACACTTGGAAGGGATTATGATCCGGATCTGGCCTACACCTGTTTCCAGTATTATCCCCGCCGAGTGGCGTACAGCCTGCCTCAGTCCGAGGAGTTCCGTAAAGATAACTGGCGGGTGTTCCTAGCCAACAACTACAAAGACTTCAATACCCCGGTCACAGCGATAAAGGGTGTCAACAAGACCGGCTCCCTGTTCTTCCAGAAAGAAGAGAGTCCTTTGATGGTATATGGTTCAGACACACTCCAGACCTCAGGTAACACCAAGATAACCATAGGGGACGGCGGACTGTTCAACCAGCCGTTACAGAATATTGTCAACGCGGATAAGTCCTTCCAGTACGCCAACTGCCGGTCGAGGATGAGTATTATCTCTACTCCCTTCGGTATATTCTGGGTAAGCCAGCAAGCAGGGAAGGTGTTCCACTATTCCGGGGAAGGGCTGAACGAGATTGCGAAAGACGGGATGAAGTACTGGTTCGCCAAGTACCTTCCTTCTTATATCGCCACCACGTTTCCGGCCTATCCCCACATAGACAACCCGGTTATCGGTGTCGGGGTACAGTGTATCTACGACAGCATGAACGAGACCCTGTACATCTGTAAGAAAGACTACAAACCAAAGGAACCGATGACCTATGTTCCCGGTAAGGGGTTCAGCCTGGGGCCGTGTCCTCCCGGGTCAGGTTTTGCCGGTTATGACTCATCGGGTAATCCCCTGTGTGTTATTTACGGACCTGCTGGTGGGCCCGCGCCGGTTTACGTTCAGTTAGGAGACCCCTTGTATTTTGAGGATGCCAGCTGGACGGTGTCATACTCATGTAAGAATAAAGCGTGGGCGAGTTACCATGACTGGCACCCCTCATATAACATCGAAACATCCCGTCACTTCCTCACTACTCAGGATAGGGGTCTGTGGCGCCATAACGAACGTACCGATCTATATTGCAATTTCTACGGGGTGGATTATCCTTTCGAAGTTATATACCCGGTAAGATCAGGGGTTGATAATACTACCCTGCGGAATGTGGAGTACAGGTTGGACGTCCTGAAATACGGCGCTAACAGTAGCGATAAGTACCAGTACCCTTCAGAGAACTTTGACCAGGCGCTGGTGTTCACCGATTCACAAATAAGCCAGTGGTTGAACCTCTTCCCAAAATCTAACGACCCTTACGCCGATAGTGTGTATCCGATCATTGGTCTTTCAGCTAACAGTATCCTGTACTCGTGGAAGGAAGACTGGAGAAGGTTCTCTGCGCTATGGGATATTACTAACGACAGGAATGTAACTACCGAGCCCTTCGTGACAGACGCTAATGGTTATACCTGGACGGTTAACCCGCTCTACGTAGATGTTTTAAAGAGTGAGTTCGAAAGGATTAAGATAAGAAGTCGTGCTGTTAATATTTTTTTACGTCGGAAGGTGAGTGATGAAAAGAATTATATCCTGTACTTTTCTCGTAGCGGGGCTCAGTACTCCCCTCGTTAGTTCTTTGACATCCCAGGTATTTTCAGTATATTATTAGTAGCTACTACGTTATCTCTTTCTACAAGATAATAACCCTACTAAAAATATTCAGGACTTAACCTGCGGAGCCTTTCTCTTCCTCTCTCTCTGGATGATAACGGGTAGCTCTCCGTGGGTTAGGTTCTTACCTTATCAACATGACTGAAAGAGAAATCTGGAAGTTGTCCGGTATATACTGTATTACTAATAAGGTTGACGGTAAAAGATATATTGGTTATACTAATAACTTCAAAGCCCGTTGGGGGAACCACAGGAAGACTCTAAAATATAATTATCATGAAAATACTCATCTCCAGCACGCCTGGAATAAGTACGGTGAGGACTCCTTCGAGTTCGATATCATAGAGCTCTGTGAGGTTTGGGAGTTGGTACAAATGGAACAGAGGGTTATCAAACAGGAGGACAAACTAATATAGACATGACCAAAAAGAAAAAAGGTTCTACCTACGGTCCCCAGTCCGGCGGGTTTTTTGCCCACGAAGGAGTGGTACCGGATTACGCCGCCATGATCCTTAACGATCTGAAGCAGATCCGTAACCCTAAGAACTACGCTATGGGTGGCAACTACGGTTGTGAGGTAGACCTCAATAACTACAACCCGGCCACCTCTAACATGAACTTCCAGCAGTATATGAAGTACGGGGGTTATCCTAAGTATGAAGGTGGTGGTGTAAATCCGTGGGGGCAGGGTGCGTTCGCTAACGAACAGCCAGCTCCTGCCCTTCCACAGAGCCAACCAAACCCAGACCCTAACGCACAGGAGCGTACTGAAAAGTATAGTGAGTATCGTCAGCAGAATCCGGGGGAGATGAGCCAGCCGCTATCTTCTGAATACGCCTCTAAGCCAGGGGAAGAAGGCCAGATGCAGGATGCATCAGGATTCAATGATCCTAATGAGCATCAGGACTATAACGCACAACCACAAACCCAGCAGAGTAAGCCTCAGAAGGGGTGGAACCCGTGGACTCACGGTAATGGTAATATGTGGGCTGCAGCAGTAGCTACGGGTAACATGTTCAACTCAATGAGACAGCAGCGTTATAATGAAGGCGCACAACGTGAGGCCGGGATGAGTGATAACGCCTTCGCCCGAGTTAATGCTCCCGGCGCTAAAGGAGATTACGTTCCTACGGGTACTGCGTTAGGTGCGTTCCGCCCTGACCAGATGACTCCCGGGTTTTACGGGGAGATGGGTGGTATGTTCAAGGGAGGGGGTAAGACCAAACAACCTATCTATGTAGACTCTCCTAATGACCCAAGATATAGGGCTTATCAGGATAGTCTTTCTGCGTATACTATAGGTATGTTACCAGCAACAAAAGAAAACTTAGAAAAGTATGTAGAGGCTGCTAAAAAGGTAGGGGCTGGGTATATTACTCCAAGTTTACAACCTAAACAAAAAGTAATAGTAGGTCAACCCTTACAAAAACTACCTATAGGAACTCAACCTACTATCACCCCACAACAGATGTCTCCTGTACCTGTTCCTGCACTACCTCCTATACAACAGAAAGGATGGTACAGTAACAGTCAGAACATACCTATGTGGGCGAGTGATGAGGAGGTGAGTAATAAACTGTATAACCCGGATGGCTCCCGAAAATACGAACTCGGCGGAGAGTTTGAGGCCACACCAGATGAGATAAAACGTCTCCGCGCCCTCGGATATACTATTGAAGAATTATAAACCAAAATAACCCTATCTTATGAACCCAGCAGCAATACTCAGTAATGCCGGCAAGAAAACATTATCCCAAACAGCTCTCGAAATAGCTATCACCCAACTTGGAGTGACCGAGGATAAGGCGCACACTAATAAAGGAGACTCTATAAAGTATCAGGAAGCTGTCGGCCTCGGTAGTAAGGGGGGTTACGCCTGGTGTGCAGCCTTTACGTATTGGTGTTATTTACAGGCTTCCAAACAACTCGGGGTAACTAACCCGGTAGTTAAGACCGGTGGTGTACTTGACCGCTGGAACCGGACCGATAAAACCAAGAAGGTGACCAAGGAGCAGGTAATGAAAAACCAGGTGGCCATTACACCGGGCTCCGAGTTCGTAATGAAATACTCTTCTACTACGGGACATATCGGTGTCGTAGAGCGAATGGAGGGAGATAATATATATACAATAGAAGGTAATACGAACGATGAATCCTCTCGCGATGGGTATGAAGTGTGTCGTCGTGTAAGGAAAATGTCTGACCCTAAGTTGATCGGTTTTATAAAATACTAACCTATGTCTAAGAAGAAGATAAAAATAACCGGTATTCCAGAACTAAAGTACGGGGGCCAAGTCTATAATCCGTCTACCCAGACCTATTCACTGGATACCCGTCCTGATTTCGCTCCAAGAACGGATAACAACCCTTATGGGGTGAACTTTACGTTACAGCCAGTGAGTACAGAAGAGCAGAATTATGAGGCGGAACGTCATGAAACACTCTTAAGCGATGATGGAAATCTCTTTACTTTCGGCGGTAAACCCCACTCAGAAGGTGGTACGGCCGGAAATATGTCAGGATATATCTTCCCTCAGACCAAGAAGATGAAGATAAAAGACCCTGAGTTACTGGCGTTGTTCGGTAAAACGAAACCCATGACGCCTGCTGATATCTCGAAGCAGTACAAGATGAACGAATATAAGGCAGTTATGGGTGATGAAAACGCTGACCCGACAGCCAAGAAGACCGCAGAGATGAACTATCAGAACGGGTTGGAGAAACTGACTCAACTGGCTACTATAACAGAGGCCATGAAGGGGCTACCCAACGGATTACCCCAGATCGGCGTGAATGCCACAGGTGAAGTACAGGCCAAGTACGGCGGGTATTTTAAGAATGGAGGGGCACCGTCAAAGGATAAGCTAATTATGACCCCTTACGGTCCTCGCCTAGTACCTTCTGATAAGACAGACACTAAAAAGGTGAGGATAGTAAAGGCACCGCAGGCCCCTACAGGAGAGTTCCGGTTTGACCAGAATCTTACCCCAGAGGAACTTCCTGATATGAGCAGGTGGGCTGCACGTTCCTTCCTTCCTGCAAGCCCCCAGTATCATCCGTCTACCCCGAACCTCGAAGAAGACCTGGCTACCGTTCCTGCAGCAGTAGACCCGAATGTGGCATATACTCAAATGGTTCCTTATGCAGGTAGCCCTGCAGTTGCCTCGGAAATGGAAGTTAAGGAAAAAGGGTCTAAAGGTAAAACCAAGACGGAAAAGACTTCCCCGGCTCAGGGTAAGGGGTGGAGTAAGGAAGCCATGGCCAGCTATATAGCACACCTCGCTGGCGCCCCCGTTAACAACTACGGACCAGTAAGAGCAGTAACCAACCTGACCGCTCCCGACTTCACCTACTTTGACCCTACCCGTGAGCTGGCTAAAGTGGCTGAGACTGCTAACACACAGGCGTACCAGGCTGCCCAGTTCGGTTCTCCACAGTCCGCTGCTTCTGTCCTGTCCTCTGTATGGGGTAACGCGCTGCCGGCTGTCGGGGATATTTTCGGTAAGTACAACAACCTGAACGTAGGAGTAGCTAACCAGGAGGCGCAGGCTCACGCAGAGACCGCCAACAAACAGGCCATGCTGAACACCCAGAACGCCCAGGTATATAACGACCAGATGGCTACTTTCCAGCAGAATAAGAATAACTCCTTCCGTGACTACATGGCTGAGGACGCCCGTTTGCGTAACGCCGCCTCGGATGAGCAGAAACACTACAACTGGATGAACCAGACTAACCCGTGGATCGGTGTGACCAATAACGGTAATCCGTACCTCAAACAGGGTGTTACTCCGGAGATGGTGTTCACCCAGACATTACCGGGGCAGGGGTCTTCTGCTCCTTCTCTCGAGGACAGGTTCGCCTATTATGTGGGTAAGGGGTTAGATGCCGGGGAAGCCATGAAATTCGCCCGTCAGGACGTCGGTTACGAGACAACTACTTACGATCCTACCAAGGGTGTAACCACCCAGAAGAAAATAAAGAAGGCGGCCAGATAGTCCTTTTTTGTATCCTCCGTTTTTGTTATCTTAGGTAACCTAAACCACCTTAGTTTGACTTGTAAATTAAGGTAGTTTAGGTTATATTATTATAAGACCCTACCCTATCATGAGTAACTACCTCCCAAGTGGTCAAGACAGATTTACTGTAGAAGCCTACCAACCTGATTATTCTTTCCTTCAGGGGCAAGTCCTTCGGGCTAACGACCAGTTCCAGTCCGGGTTAGACCAGCTGAGGTCTTCTGCGTCATCTATACTGAACGCGCAACTTACTAACCCCTATAATCAGATAGCCCGCGCTGAATATGTCAAAAGGGCGAAGGAATCATTAAAAGATATTAGTAGATCTGACATTGGTAAACCTGACGTGATACAGAAGGCTCAGGGAGCATTCGCGCCGTTCTGGTCGGATGATAATATCCTGACCGACGTCCAGCTTACTAAGGACTATACCTCGAAGATACAGAAAGCCTATGCAGCCAGGGATAGCCAGGATGAAGACATCAAGGACACATATGACGAGCGTTCCTTATATCCTCTCCAGCGGGCTTATAACAGGATGAAGACCTCCCGGCCGGAAGACCTTAAAAATATTACTGTTCCCGAGTGGACCCCATTTCGAAGGATAGATAAAGACCTTCACACCTGGTACTCTGAAGAAGAACCGGAGATCAGTTGGGATAAGGTCACAGGGGATGGTAGAATTATTCATTACACTAACGGGCCCGAGTCTGCCGGTGGTTGGCGTACTATGGTTGCTGGTCAGATAGGTTCCCAATATACACCTCAGTATTCGGTCCTGGGTAAGAACCAGGAGGCTGACCGGATAGAGGGGTACCTTCGTGATCACCCGGGTGCTACGGAACAACAGGCCCGGCAGTTCCTGGCCCAGGAACTTATCCCGGAACTTAAAGCGCACTATGACGGGTACGTTACCGCAGCTAACGCCGAATACGATGAGATAAAGGGAAAGATAGGTATGCTTCAGAAGGAAGCAGGTAAGAACGGTCTTTCAGAAGACCAGAAAAGACTTCTCGCCGGGCTGGAGAGTAAACTCTTAGTAGCGGACTCCCATGTTAAACAGGCTAAAAAGGATCTGATCGACATAGATGACCCTAAGACTGTCGAAAGTATGGCCGGTAGCCTCGGTAATCATTACGCCAGGTCTATCCGGATGAATGATGTGCAGGCCTACGCAAACAAGTACGCCAACCAGAACTCAAGTGTAGAATATAAGACAGATGACGCCTTTTTTAGGACGCAGGATCATAACCTCGCCCTGAGTAAATTTAAGTTTGACCAGATAAAAGAGGATCACGAACAAACGTACCGGAGGAGTTTGTTGGCGGGTAACGCAACAGACCGGGAGATCAAACTGAAGGAGTTACAGTTAAAATACCCAACTATGTTCGGTCCCGCCGGCATACCGAACTCTTCTACCTCGGAGCTGGCTAACGTAGTACCGGTTGCGGATCGTTATATAGCGTATAAGGAAAAACAAAAGAATACTATAATCAATGGTCTTTACGGGACCGGGTTGGATGACTCGGGAGGATTAGCCATGAAAACACTGATGTACTCACCGGAACTATCGGCTGACCCCAAAGCCATTATGGACTTTAATGATGTCCTCACCCGTCAGGCGGCCGGGGAAGCATTAAACACTAAAGATCCCAAGTTGGCGAACTATTACAAGGTGGTGAAGACGCTGACAGCTAAAACAGGTAAGACGCCCAAGACGTTCGATGAAGTGACGGACCTTCTTATAGAATACTCCGCATCAACACTGAGCGGTAAGATACAGGTAGCCACTGGTTCCTCACTGGAGGAGGCTAAACAGCTGAATAAACAATACGATGATATCAAGAGGATAAGGAATGAGTACCTGAAAGATGAACAGGAGCGTAACGAGAAACTACAGAAGGAGCTCGGTAGTAACCCGGGAAAATATAAATACTCGATCAGTGTGAAGGATGGTAAAGTGTCTCTTATAGGTGCAGAACAAATGGCTCATTATTTTCCAAAAATCGTCTTAAAAGATAACACAGAGATCACACCTCTTGAGGCGGCCAGGTTATGGAGAGAGGGGCGGTTCTGGGATATCGTGAACAGTAAAGATCTTTTACAGGTAGGCGATAAGAAGAGAACTCCCGAAAGTTGGTTTCAGTCGCTCCAGATAAATAGTGATGCTGAGTTACAATTGAGAAGGGAGCTGGATAAATACATCACAGGTGTTGGGCTCAGGGTTACTCCCGACAAACCGGCTGCCGGTACTGTTACTGCCTTATTTGGAAAACAGGGAGAGATGAAGGCTGAGATGGAGACTATTAATGAAAACATCATCCCTAATCTCTCTTTCTTTAAAAATCAGACAGCCGAGATCGGAAAGAGGTACACCTATAATATGACCGGAGATGAGTCTAATAATAAACAGTTCATCAGGGACGCTCTTTTACCCGATAATAAAATCGCGGTATACGATGAGAACCACAACCTCGTAAAAGACCCGGCCGTGGAAGAACAGATCAGAAACATAGTTAGCCGGGAAGATGCTACTACGTACCTCGGGGATAACTTCAACTACGATCTCGCAGGGTTCACCGGTAACCCCGTTCTTGAGGTAGGGATAAACACTACAGGTAACAACAAGGTTGATAAAGAGGTGATCAAGGGGTTAATGAACCGCTACTTTATCGAACTCAACCCTAAATCCGGGATGACTGCTGTTTTATCAAAACTGCCGCAGAAGACGGAGAAGGAGTTCTTACGGGAATCAGAATATGCCTCGCCTGTCGATAAGGCCGCGGGCCTTGACTGGGAGATGCACCCACAGGGGGACGGGGTTAACGTAGTAACCCGTATCCGTACCATCGACCCTAAAACCGGGGCCGTGGATTGGGATACACATACGGAATATGTTCCCTACTCAAGGAAGAAGGTATCCCAGATCCGGGAAGGGTTAACCCGGTTAAAACAACAGGGCCTAAATGTCTATATAGAAAACCAAAAAATACGTACTAAAAACACCAAGTCCTAATGGATTTTTCTCAAGAACTCATAAACCAGAACGAGCCCGCAGAATTTCTGTCTACATCTAAAGCTCCGGCATTATCTGACCTGATGTTACCGGAGGTACATGACACCCCGTTGCTCCCTGTTAATCGGGGTGGTAACACTGACGTATACGGTGAGTTCAGGAATTTTTTACGTACCCCTACAGCTGAGGCTGCCAGTCAGTCAGAGTTCTATGACAAGGATAAGATCAGGGCTGAGCGGTATATGGGTAGCGACTACTATAAGACTTATGGTATGGACCCAGGTGTTAATAGTGAAGAGCGTTATGGCCAGGCCCAGACCTGGGGTGACGTCATGGGTAACGCGCTTGGCGGTGGGTGGAAACTTGGCTCACAGACCTTCTGGGAAGGCTGGAAAGGATGGGGCCATATGGCCAACGCCCTGTTCAGCTGGGACGCTTCTAAACTGACAGGTTCTGCAGAGGAACTCTATGACCTCCAAAAGGATCAAGAAGAAATCATGAATAAGTATGCCATCTTCGAGACCAAGGAAGGACATGATGGTATATTCAACAGGGAGTTCTTTGGTAGCCTTGTGCAGCAGTCCGGGTTTGCGTTCGGCGCCGGCGCCCAGTTCCTGATGGAGAGCTTAATGACCGCCGGTATTGCCGGGGCGCTTAGTCCCGTCAAACTCGGGTTGTCCGCCGCAAGGTTGACAAAAATCGGTGAAGGTGCGGCTACAGTTTCGGAGATAACCCGTGATATGCAGAGGTTGAATAGTGTCTGGAAGTCAGACCGGTTCGTGAATACCTTATGGAATGCTACCAAGAAGTTCGTACCACTGGCGGAAACCGGTGCTGATATAGCCAGGGCAGCAGAAGAAGGACATAACTTCGCACAGCTGGCGTGGATCGGTACAGGTGGTATCAAGCGGGGGTTATCCGAGTTCAACGCGGCAGCTACCGAGGCCCGGATGGAGGCAGCACAGACCTACGGAACATTATACAATAATCTCTACGAGAAGTACGTCAGCACTCACGGTACAGACCCTATTGGGGAAGACCTTAACCGCATAGAGCGGTTGGCCAAGGACGGCGCCACAGATAACTTCATCGTGAATACAGGTATCCTGGCGGTGATGAACCGGATAGAGTTCGGTAACCTGATGGATAAGTTCTCTTCTTCAAAAAAGGCCCTGTCGAAACTGGCTACAGATGCCGAGGAAAAGGCATTTGAGGTCTCAGGTAAGATAGCAGGTAAAGAAGCTACCCAGGCCTACAGGAAATCCGACTGGTTCGGTAAACTCGGAGCGTTCCGCCAGATAAAGAACGACTTTGGTGCCGGTAAGGCCTACTGGGAGGCAGCTAAGTCTGTCGGTCTTCACGCCGGTAAGATGGAAGTAGCGGAAGGCGTACAGGAACTGTTGCAGAACTCCTCACAGACCGCAATTACCGATTACTATACGGATCTGTATGATGGCCGTAAAGGTAGCTGGGAAGAGTCGGTAGATAAAGGACTGGGGGCACAGGCATCCAAAGAAGGCTTCAAGACCTTCCTGATGGGCGCGGTAACAGGTAAGCTCGTGAGCCCTATTCAGACAGGATTGATGAAGGGATATGACGCTACCCGTTCCCGGTTTAACCAGGGATACCGTGACGCTAAAACGGCGGCTGATAAGGACGTACAGGAGAACATAGAGCTGCTGAACGCCTTCTATAAAGATCCTAAGAACATACTGAACCCAGCGATCGCTAACCTGAAAGTACAGGATGAAGCGGCTAAGGGGATGGAAGCGGCCCTGCAGTCACAGGACAGGTTCAACTACAACAACATCAAGGAGACCGGTGCGGCTAAACTATTCAGTACCGCCATCAAGATGAATATGTTCGACAGTGTACTCGATACAATAGAGTCTTACGGAGAACATCTTACCGAGGAGGAGTTCAAGCAGGCGTTCGGAATCGACTTTACAGAGGCCGGTAAGGGGAAGGTGCGTGAGTACATGACCGGGTTCGCGTCACAGATAAAAGATTTTTATACCGTATGGGAAGACCTGAAGGATAGGTTCGCTGGCAGGGTAAAACCTGAACAGTACGCCGCATCTTATATGAAGGATGCTGACGGTAAAGACTTGACGAACGACAAGGGTGAGAAAATACTCGACCCTGAATCAGATCGTTTTAAGGCCCTGGTAGCCAAGAGAGCGCTGGATGAGGCCATCGAGATACTGGCTACCTCTGACTACAAGATGAAGCAGGCCGTTAAAAGGGCCGCCCAGCTGAAGTCGGAAGCAGCCCGTGTGCCGGGTATCGGGGCATCCGTAAACAAGGCGTTCGACATTATTGGTAGTCTGGATACGCTGGAAAAAGAGATCAAACTCCTGACCAAAGAGATAAAGACACTTGAGGGGATAGCCGAGTCTGCTGAATTACGTAATCAGATGAAGGAACAACTGGCTAACCTGGAACGTATCAGGGAAGTACACGAGAACCCACTAACCGACCTGGACGAGACATCGGCCCGCTCCGACTTCCGGGGTAAGCTGCTGAACTCCTACAGGGGTTATATCAACTCGGTTAACGCCCAGAATAACAATAAGTCTATCGTATCGGAGTCGGACGTAGAGGACACCATGGGCCAACTGCTGGATTACATCAAGCTGGACAAACAGGCAGGTAAGCACATACAGGCGTATAACACACTGGTAAACCCGGTGGAGTTTATTAAGGTTCATAATAAAGTAGCAGAGGCGCTGGAAGAGGCGGCCCGTAATCTTCTGCAGGCCAGGATAGAGGAGATGATGAAAGAGGCCGGTGTAGAAGAGGTCAAGGAAGAACTCGCCACAGAGATCATCACTGACGAGGCGTCGCCTGAAGAAGAGCTTACTCCTGCAGAAGCCCCGGAGGATATTAACTGGTATGTGGGTAAGTCGTTTACTTATAAGAATGACGAAGGGGAAGTACGGACTGTTACAGTAGACCGTGTTATCGGTAATGAGTTTCGGTTCGCAGACGGTTCGCGTTATACCGTGGACACCTTCAAAAATGATTATTCCTCGGGTAAGATAAAGAGCGATACAGTGGAGTTTGACGGTAAGACGTTACACGTAGGAGAAGTGCTCACCGGTAAGAAAACAGTTTCCAACCCCGAAGGCAGGTGGCGTGTATCCGGTGTAAAGGATAGTTACCTCACTCTGGTCAACCCGTCGAACAGTAAGGATAAACTGCAGGTGTCTTCTATAGAAAAACTGACCGTAGAGGAACCTGTAGAAAAACCCGAAGAAAACCTAAAGCTGACCCGTGTACACGAGCTGGTCAGGATATACCCTTATATCCCTGAAATGGCTGACACCGTTTTATGGTCAGGGCTCTCACAGGAAGAACGGGGGGTGTTAACTGAGGCAGCCAAACAACAGATGAGTGACATACTGGTAGCCATACCAAAGGACCAACTGAACAGCAGATTGTCTGTGAGGATTACCCCAAATAACGGCGCCCAGTACTCCAACAGGAAGACGTCAAACCCCTACCTGTTCACAAACTCCAACCCCTTTAATGTAGCTATACACCTTGACGGTAATGATACCCCGGTCGGGTTCCTGACTTACGGCGGGTTGTATACGGTTAAAATAGACGGTAAGACGATCAGTGCCCGGGATATCACCCTAAAGGATTTTATCAGGATATTCAAGACAGACATAAAGGGGGGTAATCCCATAGAACTTCATAAGGCGTTCGTAAATAATGCTATCCAGGCTGACCAGCTCCGCATACTGATCGCAGCGGAGATGAAGGATAAGAAGTCCCTGGTCCTATCCGGGGAAAAGTTGTCTGAACTGATGAGTTTTGCTACTACTACCGGAGAATTTGATTTTGTGAAGGAAGGCCTGAGCCCGATGGAGCTGAATTATCACTCGGTCAACGGTAAGAAATATTTTGTCAGCAGGACTACCCGTTACGAGGATGGTGGGCCCATACCTACGGAAACGGTTATTACGGACGCCGGGTTAAAGGATTCCCGGGCTATACGTTCTAAACTGACGGAACTGGATGACAAGAGTAAGAACCTGGGGCGTTATGTCATGGCCATTGAGCTCCCCGGGGGTAAGGTGGTTTATGTGGAGTGTTACCCGGATAGGTTGCCGGAAGAAGCGGTTAATTCCCTGCTGGACACGATCAATAAGAACTCAGTTAAACTGGCTGAGAAAACGGCAGCGCTTAAAGATGGGGAGAAAGTAGATCCCGCGCTCATGGATGAAGTTAACAAGGTAATTGGGAGTACCCTGTTCCTGTCCGTACCGTTTGAGAACAAGGGATGGTATATAGACGTGGAGCTGGTGAGTAACGGTGGCCTGCGGGTACACCTGAGTAACCCTTCCGATAAAACCCTGAAGATGCCGGCGATCTACGTGGACGCAGGGAAAACGGGGTTACAGTTCAAAGACTCCATTGACTTTATCACAGAGGTCAATAAGGCTATAAAGAAGGCTGTTGATAAAGTACGGCAGAGTAACCCTGCATTCAATCTGGAGCTTACCCTGACCCCAGATAATATGCTGCAGCACATCCCGGCTACCGTTACTGATCCGGATGTACTGGCTAGTCTTCTGACTACTTCAGTAAGTAAAAATATCGTTAAGAATGCCGGACTGGTGTACTCAGTTACTCCTACGGTCGAGAACTATGTCCCTATTAAAGAGGAAAAAGAGCCAGTGGTCGTTGAGGAAGTCCCTGAGCGTATCCAAAATGTAGCTGAGGGGACCAGGGTGGTGCTGGCCGAAGAAGAAGAGAACGACTGGGATCGTTTTATAGCACGTGAGGAAGAGTGGATGAATGATCGTGTAGGTGAACTGACAGCTAAAGGGATAGAAGAACAGGACGCTATCATACAGGCGGTATCCGAGTTCCGTGAAGAGGCGGACAGAGTAGCCGCACGGTTCAAGGGTGAGGTATTAAAAGTACTGCAACCGGAAGAACTGACAGGATTATCTGTAGAAAACTATGACCGTTTCGTTTCCTGGGTGAAGGACAATCTTCCGGACTTTATTTCCGTAGAAGAACTCAAAGAACTAACGAAGAACCTGGCCGAGAAGAGTGTGACTGTAGGTTATTTCCTGCGCTCACTGGAAATCCTGAACGGTAAGAAAGCAGTTACCGGCGGTAAGATATTCGTAGGAGAAGACAGTCCTTATAAATACCACGAGGCGTTCCACGCGATCTTCCGCCTGCTGTTACCAGATAACAAGATAACCCAGTTACTGGATATAGCCCGCCGGGAAGTCGGTAAAGGACTAGACCGCAGAATAGAAGAACTCAAAGGGCTCCACCCGATGTATAAAGGGATGAGCCGTAAAGAGCTGGAAGAACGTGCGTTGGAGGAATACCTGGCGGACAGGTTCGACCAGTGGAAGACGAATAAGTCTATCGAGACCTCCCATGTCGCCAAGTCGTTCTTCGCCCGTCTGCTGGAGTGGATAAAGAAATTTATAGACCGGTTTACCCGCGGGGAGATCGAAGGTTTGTTCTCCGAAATCGAAGGTGGTAAGTATAAGAACGCTACCTTGGCCGCTAACAGGTTCACTAACCCGGAACACGAGCATATCACCCAACCGGCACTGAAGTCTATCAAGTCTCACAAAGAGGTGATAAAAACAGAGGACGGCCAGACGGTTACCGTTCAGCGTTACCTGACACAGGAGGAAGGAGATAAACTGGCGGCCGCGTTCGCCCGTAGTTTCCATATGGTAGTGAGTAAGAAGGCCGAGTATAACACGAACGAGGAGCTGGAAAAACTACTTGACGTTTATAAGAAGACCTACGACCCGGCCCTGTACAAGGATAAGGCTAAGGCAATCTTTGGTGGTAACCTCGGGAAGCTGGCTGATTATTACGGTAAGATAAAATCCTACCAGAACGTATTCACTGATCCCGAGAACAGGCAGTCGTTAAAAGAAGCGGTAGAAGTACATCTGCGTATCATGGGTTATAACCAGAGCCTGCAGGATGAGGAGTATGAAACTGTAGTAGATGAACTTGGTGACCGTGGAGCTGATGACTTTAAGAAGAACGCCTACTCAATAGGCGGTTATGGCTCCCTGTCTATGGTCACCCGTAAGTACATAGCCACTACCGCGTTCCCATATACGGATGATTTCGGTAACGACCGGCTCTATAGTGAGGAGACCGGGCAGAATGATGGTGAGCCGATCATGCAGTCAGTGAACGTGAACAGCGTTTATAATGGCTTACTGAAACAGATGGCCGGTATCACCTCGCAGGAGAAGGTTATCCAGAGACTCAACATATTACGGAATGAAGACAGTGATACCGGGAAATTCGTTAATAAACTGTTCTCTGACGCCGGCCTGACTATAGAGGCTGACGGTACCCCTGTAATGACTCAGGACACGGTAGCGTCTCAGGTACAGGCTATGTTGAAGGATTTCCAGAAACACCGGGTCCAGTACCTGTTTATGGGTATAGACCCTACATCGGAAGATAACCGTACCCGGATATTTGCAGCCAACAGGAAAGACGGCGGTAAGACGCAGGTGGACCAATGGGCGCAGGCGTTTGAGACCAAGTACCTGATACCGTTCTCCGACCTTACGACAAAGGAAAAAAGGAAGAACTTCTTACTGGAGAAGACTGAAGCCATATCTGCACTTATCACCCTATTGAACCGTAAAGAGGTCTCAGACCTGGAGCTAACGAACGAAGCACAGGAGATATCCAACCTGTTAAAGCAGGAACTGGGTATAGGACTGTCTGTCCAGTATATACGATATTCTGTGTCTGCTACGATCCCTGAGGATAAGAGGACGGTGACACAACAGAAGTTAGCCGAGGCCTACAGCGAAGTTACCCCGGCTAAAACCGAAGACCTGCAGGAGATCATTACAGCTATCCAGGTAGGTAAACCTTATGTGAAGGAAAGTGACTCCGGTTCTTATACCCGGTTCCTGAATATGGCCAACGGTAATGCTCTGTTCGACGATACCGTACAGGGTACCTCGTGGAAGAACGCGGAAGGAGAGCTTGTCTGGGATTTCCAGAACGCCTCCTACCACCTTGACCGGATAACAGACTTTAACGAGTCTTCAGAGATAGATAAACTGAAAGAGGACCCGTTCCTGAAGAATAATATCTTACTAGACAACCTGCACAAGGTACAGGCTACTGGCGGTTTTAATGTGGTGCGGGCGGATGGTCTGAAGGTCGAGAAAATAGATGATGATGGCGGAGTGAATAAGCTACTGGAAGTCAACCAGATCGACGGGGTGTCTTATGGTAGTTTCGGCCCCAGGGAGTTCCTCATCTATACGATGAACCTCTACCAGGGGCTGGAGTCTGACAAAAAGATAAAGATCGCTGATGAAACATTCTGGACGGCCCGGCACCTTATCCGGGTACTGGAAGCCTCTTCTACCGGGGATCTTGTTAAGTTACCGGTTATCCGTACCGTATCTAAAGTAAACGGTAAGCTGAAAATAACCGAAGACACCCTGAACCTCTTGTATAACGAGGTGGTAAGGGAGTTTGACCGTATCCGCAGGGTAAAGGAACAGAATGAGACCGCTGTATACCCTGAAGGTTATATCGAAGGTTATCATTACGAGACGAAGGATGGCCAGAAGGTCCCCGGTCGCGGTGAGCGTTTTTACCAGATGAGGGCTGCCCTCGGTGAGCTGGCTGCTGAAATAGAGTCATCTGCTGCCGATCCCGAGTATAAGCTAGATAAGAATACTGTATTAAAACAACTGCGTACCTACTTCAGAAGCCAGGTTGACGGGTTTTTACAGGAACTACAAGATGGTAAGATTATAACGAAGAACGAAGATGGTTCCTACCAGAATAACCTTTTAGGTGGTTTTATCGAGAAGGGTTTCGGGAACGAAGATAAAGACTACGGTCTGAATATGATCGAGGGGGATATAGAGCATAATGTAGCTCAGATATTCCTGAACGACTACCTGAATACACTGGCCATGAACCAGCTGTTACTGGGGGATGAGTCCCGTTCCCTGAAAGATGCCGTGGACGCTGTTAAGAGGGCCAAGGGCGCCAACGGTTCGGGCCCTTCTATCGAAAGTATTTTTACAGCGCCATCACTGGGTATCCACCATAAGAACGTGAGCATCCAGGTAGCACACATCAAGAGCCAGAAGTTCAAGGCTACGTATGGTAAAGAAGACGGTAAGATAGCGGACGGACAGATGTACGGTTCTATAAAGGCTGCCCGGTATACTGCGTTCGCCTTGGGTAAACTCACCCCAACCCTTGCTAAGGTGCTTGACAAGATGGAAGCCGGTACCCCCCTCAACCCCCAAGACCGGGAGATATTCGGTAAGTCGGGATTAATAGCAGAAGGAAGGATGCTAAACTCTCAGAAGCTGGTGTATTATGACGGGGTAGATTATGACAAGATGTCGGTGTTCTTCCTGTCCAAGCAGTATACATCATTTAAAGATAAAGAAGGCAGGTGGCACTCCCGCCCGGGTATGGAGGAACTCCATGACCTGAGGGAGGCTATGGATAAGGCGGAAGCAGAGAATCCGGAACAGATATCGTTCGTTGGGGACCTGACTACTGCCAAGGCTATAAAGAGGAACGCTGCCGACTCTGCCGCCCACCTGAAGAACGGGGATGTGTCCCGTTACTTTATGAGCAGGCCGGCCCGGTATATGAGGTTACAGCTGGAGAACCCGTCTAACAAGGTAAAGATAACCGATCCCACACAGGCCAAGCACGTCATCATGTCTGAGCAGGCAGATGATACCCTTGTTAACTTCATGGGGGTAGAGACTGATGGTGATGGTAACCCGTGGACTGTGGGGCGTATACGGGAGATGTATCTTTCAGATACATCTAACAGGGTAAGTAACAACTTCTACCAGGCCAGGAACGACATCTTTGATATCGACCAGGCTATGACGGAACTGGGTACTTCTATCCGGTCAGGTAGTGTTACCCCTAAACTGGCTGCGTTCCAGGAACGTGCTGTTGAGACCCTGAAAGCGTCTGGTGCAGATAACCAGCTGATAGAGCTGTTTGAGGTAAAGGACGGTCAGCCGTTATACAACCTGAACAACCCGATCACCCTGAAGAAATATACCCAGTTATTCCTGGCCTATTTCTCGAAAGGGGTGATGAGTGAGAAGGTGCCCGGTACTTCCGTGGCGCTGGTAAGTAATTACGGTACAAGGGTTGTACGCCAGGCGCTCACTTCCGAGAGGGATAGTTCCGGCCGGCCGTTAAGGAGCAGGATCGTTCGCAGGAGTGAACAGGAGAAATACCTGTCCAAGAATCCGGAATACTACAAGTCTGCCAAGAAGTACAATAATCCTTACGACCGGGTGTTTGAAGAACCGATTGAGGAGGGGGATTTCTTTATAGATGACCTGAGACATAACGTAACTGAGTATGACGAGCGGGGTAATATCACAGGATATTATACCGAGTTCATGATGCCGCCGATGTATGAAGACCTATTGAAACTCTTACCTGAGGAGAAGATACCGGAGTTCCTGACCAAGATGTTTGGTGTGCGTATCCCGTCACAGGATAAACACTCCTTCGTTAACCTGAAGCTGGTGGACTTCATACCTGAGTACTACGGTTCGTCCGCGGTATTCCCACATGAACTGATTGAGATATCCGGAGCTGACTTCGATATAGATAAGCTATATATCCACTGGCCCGAGGTCTTCTATAAGAAGGGTGGTAAGCTACAACCGTTCGGGTCAGCTGTTACTCCACAGGAGAAGTTCGACGAGTATAAAGTATGGCTGAAGAAGAATAACAGAAGATACTCTGATATTATCAACATCCTTAAAAAAACAGACCCTCACTACAAGGAGGCGCAGGAAAATCTCAGGTCTCTTCTTGACAAAAAGTCTGAATTACGTACCCAACTGGAAGATCTTAAATGGATAACCAATGATGACGGTAAGTACGACTCTTTATTCAAGTGGTCTGCACGTGATCTTAAGCAGGCACAGGTAGAATTATCAGAAGAAGTTACTGAGGCTAACGAATTAGTACACGACCTTAATGTGATGTTAGAGGCTCAGGCGCTAAGGGAGATGGGTCTTCCTGATTCTTCTGAAGAATACAGGGAGGCTACCCTTAACAAGGAACTCAATAACGGTGTACTGAATAACAGGATATTACAGCAGAAGATAGCCCTGTTGGGTAACAGTCACATGGTAACGGGAAATAAACCGATCGCATTCCAGACGGCAGGTATCGACAGCTTCAAGGATATACTGAAAGAGTTCCAGGAGATATTCAAAGGTACGCCGGCCGAGAAGTACTTTACAGAGGCTACCTCGGATGTCAACTCACTTCTGGGTAAGTATTATGCCTTCAAGAATAACAAGGAAGGGGCCACTAACATCGGTCCGGCTGTAAACGCCATGCTTACCTACTCCCTGCTGAGTACTTATGGGGTGGAAATCCGTGACTCTTATATTAACGATCAGGGTGCGGAAGTGCCGTTCTTCAAGTTCCGGATGGGTGACCGGGTAATAGGTGCCGGTTACACGAATTATCACTCCTACAACCCTGAGACCGGTATGTTTGACGGGGAGCGTATCAACAAACAGATATCTGACCTTGTATCAGTAATGACAGATAACGCCAAGGAACGCCTGGCCGCCCTGCTGGGGTTGAATATCAGTGCCACCGGTTATGTGGCGAACATGATCGCCCAGGGTGTTCCCCTAAAAACCGCGCTGTTGTTAATACGCCAACCCATAGTACAGGAGTATTTTGCCAAGACGCTGCTGAATAAATCAGCGGTGACCCGTTCAGATGAGAAGAAGGTGAAGGCGGAGGCCGTGTTCACGGAACTCAGGTCCCGGTTTAGTGAGGTGCCTGAAGAAGATATACCGAATATTACGGATGATCTCCTGATAGAGAACCTGAAAAGCCCCTCCGAGTTATCTGAGTATGCTGCTCTGAAGACATTCGAAGGTGTCGTTAAACAGACGATCTACTATAATAAGGTGGCGCAGGTACTGAAACTTACTAAAGGGCTGGGTACATCATTCGAAGATGTTGATAAGATAAAAGATAATATAACAGAGCTCGGGTTAATGATGACTAACGAAGAGTTCTCTAAGGCCCCTGTACCGTTTGACCTCAGGCAGGTATTGACTGGCAGAGACCCGGAGTTGCCTCATCATCTGTTCATGAGTGCCTACATACAGATACTAGGCCAGCTGGAAGAACTCGAGAAGAGTATGTTCCTTGAGAAGACCGACGTGTTTAACCGCATCAAGGGTATCGTGAAGGCTAACCTGAGTGAGCCGGACAGATTCAACAAGGAGCGCTTTGAGTCTACCCTCAGGGATAACCTTGTTTCCTACCTTGGTATCAAGGCCTATCAACAGATGCTGAAGGATAAAGGTCGGATCTCCGCGTTGAACAGCCTGGATAACCGTCTTATATATGATACGGCTGACACAGGCTACAACCATATAGCAGACATTGTGAACATGGTGAGGTCCGGGTTGACAGGAAAGAAGAGTAACTATCTTGTAAATAACTTCTTACATCTTATCCCGACCAGTGAAACCACGGTGACCGGGGAGATTGTCCCGTCCAGGATCAACAGGGACGGGATCACGAAACTGGATACGAACACCTGGGCCAAACTATCCGAGTATCAGGTAAACAAATTACAGGACAGCTTTACGGACCTCTACCAAACCAGGGAGAAGTTTACCGACAAGAACGGTAATAAGTTCTCCGGCAGAGAAGTAGCTACAGCCCTGTTCCACTACTTATTAGTAAAAGACGGTGGTATGTACCGTTCCGGCAGCTTTATAAAGTTCATCCCAACCTTTATGTTCCGTGACCTGTTGAGTGCTACAGGGTTGGCTAATGACCTGATGAAGACCCGTAGGTCCGACGAAGATTATGAAAATGTGTTTGGTATCGGGCAGGCGGAGCTCTTCAATGAGTTTATGACCTACTATATGACGAACTCAGGTTCGAGTTTTGACATTATGTTCCGTAAGAACGGCACACCTAAGTTTACAGCTACCGGTATTAAGGTTGTAGATGAATATACAGCTGCCGAGTCGTTCAAGGTCGAAGGTGAGGGTGGTACCGGAAATACCATAACAATAGATCTGTTCGGTGGTATCCGTAAGAAGTACAGTCCTTCAAAGTTCAGTTCTGAAGAGAACCATATGCTGGTCAGGAATAAACAGATGATCGAAGCTAGAGGGTTCGGGTTCTACCGTACCGAGGCTAGGGTTGTTGAGGATAATCCTGAATTCCAGATGATAGAACGCGGTAAGACAGAAGTACTGTTTCCCTATGTCTTCAAAATGAAGGCAGGTGGTGGACCCTTTAGTCGTCATGAGTATTATATCCTCGAATCCCTTGAAGGTAAGGAGAACGAGGGGTTGAGTGACCCACACTCTTTTATCCAGCTCGGTGAGGTTATGGCTCGTGGTGTCAGGGCGGTCTACAAAAGGTTTGAGCCGGAAGGGAGTAACAAACAGTGGCGTCTTGGCCGGATGTTCGGTGAACTTCCTACAACTTCCCAGCTATTGATAAAACGTGGGGTTGATAATAACATTGGTGAGCTGGATAGCCCTTCTTTCCTCGGTGACTCCAAAATGTATGAACTGGAGGCAGCTGAATATAGTTCTCAGCAAAACCCGGTATCCGAACTCAAGAATAATTATGATGTCGTAAGTACCTACACCTTCGGAATAGGATGGTTCTACATGAGGGATGGTAAAAACATCCAGGTAGATCCGGCCCATTCAGATCTCATGGGAAAACCGATGTTACCATCCGAGGTCTTGGAATATTTTAATAAAAAAGGTAACTTAGGTAACCAACCGGCTGTCCCGTCTGATAAAGAAGTACAGGACGGGTTAAGGGCTTGCGGACTAACTAAATAAACCCCTATCGTATAATGAAGTGTCCTAACGTGTCAAACCCGTGGTGGTCTGAGTTAGTAAATAAGATTGGCCTCACTGAGGCGTACCGGGAGTTCCTGATAAAGGGGGATATACCTGATCCTTCTCGTTATCGCCAAGGTAAATTGGCCTCAGACTTCTCTGACTCAGGTAAGATTAAAAACATTAACTTCGAAGTAGATGAACGAACTCGACAAACTTATAACAGAACAGCAGGAGGAGTGCTCTCGGAACTATCAAAAGATTCTAAGTTTCTACTCCTTTCCGGAACTTCTGGTAATACACGAATTGCCCTCCCCGAAGACGAGCGGGAGAGGAACCAGGCTATTACTGAACGATTTAGCGGTTCACCGGATAGTTCCCGTCTCGAAGAAGTTCTGGGAAGAACACTTGAGGAACTTTACAACTCCCCTGACCGTGACCAGTTTGAGTCTCGGTTCGCTATCGGATGTTTTATTGCTTCCCGGCTTACAGAGCAGGGGGATAACTTCGTGGGAAGACTGGCAGCAGCTCTCGAACAGAGAGGGATGGTTGGTAGGAACTATATTAGAATAGAGAATGCTCATAATAAACCGGGTGTTTACGTAACCGAGAGGAACCTCTTTATTAATATCCATCAGATTTTTATGCCGTCCTTGTACCGGTTTGAGTCTGCTGAAGATTTTATCAAGGGGGTTGAGATCATACTGAGTGAAGAGCTTATCCACCTGGCTGCTTTATCTCTTGTTACCAGTGAGGAGATGGACCAGATCTATAAAGAACTCAGCCGTGATGAGATCCGTTATATCAAAAGTATTTACAGAAGTCATAACGACAACCCTGAGACTATAGTGGATGAGTATATCCGAATGATGATCCAGCAGGACATATTCGGGACGTTCACCGAGAACGAGTTACGCGCCGGCACTAAAGACAGGAAACCTACTTCTTCCCGGACGTTCCTGGGAAAGCTCATGAAGTTTCTGGTTGATGTCTTTAAGAGTAAACCGGATAGGTTAGCTGCAAGGGTCATTGATAGGATCAAGACACTAACAGAAGAAGGTACGACCACACCTGATGAAGCTCGTCCGGGTACTCTTTACTATCAGTCAGAAGATTCACCAACCTTCACATTTACTACTAATAACCCTTTAAATAACACCTGCGCGTGACCTGTCAACTCCACCGTAAAGATAATAAGATAGAAAAAGTACTGGCGCCTAACCAACAACCGTCTATACTCTATAGTGATTTCCTTGAGTTCCTGAAGAACCAGAAGCTGGATGACATCATAGAACAGGTTCCGTACTTACAGGAACGTCTGTCGGATGGTTCGATAAAGGGAAAGACAGATCCCGAGATAGCTGTAGGGCTGTGGTCTATGGCCTATACCCCTGAGTGGGAAGAGCAGTTCAGTTCCTTTAATGACTTTCGTAAACAAATGACGTTGGATGAGAACGGGGAACCCCGGTTTAATATCTTCCGGAATATTATCCTCTCTAAGGAACTACTACCAAAGAATGTATCAGAGATCCTGTCTGAAGAGAAGAAGGCAGATACTAAATACCAGCAGAGCCAGGCTAATCATGTCCAGCAGCAGATCATAGATGACCTGGTACTGAACCCAAAGAACCCTGTATTCCTCGAACCGGAGAGCCATGTCTATTTTGACTCTGAAGGTAATGAATACACCTCGGTTACGACGGCTATCGAAGGTAAGGGGGAGCAATTACCCCAGTACGAACACACCCGCCAGATAGGTACCGCAATAGACCGTATCCTGCAGGCGGTGATAAAAGGGGAAGAGATACCAGACGTCCCCGCTCTTAATGAGCCCTTACGTAAGAAGTTCTACGACTTTTTTACCGCGCTGGTAGAAGACCTGACCAAGGATGGTTCTGTACTTTTGACACAGGTAGCCCTTGGTGATCCTAAATCAGGGGTGGCCGGCAGTATGGATATAGTGAAGATCAGCCCTGAAGGGAGGATAAAGGTCATTGACCTTAAGACATCCAAGAACTCGGTAAAGAGTAACCAGGCGTTCACAGCTTATCCTGTGAAGGAAGGTTCCCGTATCGGTGGCGTTCTTAATCGTGTACAGAAGCAAGGTATACAGGTAGGTGTTTACACAAAACTGATACAGCTACAGGGATACCTTGATGTTGAAGAGCCGGAGACTTACCACATCCTCTTGAAAATGGGGGAAGAAGTAGAGCAGCTGGTACAGGACTTCGGTACAGAAGGTGTTATTATCCATGAGATCAGCGCTAACGAAGAATTTATCAACAAAGTGATATCTGAAGAACCAACCGGGGGTAAGGATAATAACTACCAGAGCCGCACGTTTTTCTCGGAAGAACAGGTAACAGCAGATGAGCCGGAGTTACCAGCGTCACAGGTAGAAAAACTCTCTGTCACACTGGATGACATCGAGAAGATTTTCAAGGACCGTCTGGGTTATTTCAAGTCACTGGCAGAAGACTCGGCTAACCTGATACCACGTAAGGAGACCATCAGTAAGATACACGAACTACTCTCAGACATAGCGGAGCTCCGTACACAAAAGGGTGGGCTGTTAGCAGCTTATGGCAGGTTTATTCGTTACGCGCAGGAAGAGACCAATATTATATCAGCGTTTATAAATAACCCGAAGAACTACGACCGCCCGGAGTATTACCATATATTGGATGAGGTGGCCAAGTTCAATGATTCCTACCTGGGTATTGCCAAGATCCGGGGCCTTGTTACCGATGACCAGAAGAAGATGCTGGAAGACCTGCTGGACTCACTGGAGAACCTGAACGATGATATCACCCGGCAGTCGTGGACGTATGTCACCAAGAAGATATCAGACCAAAACCCTGATCTTACCCCTAAGGAGATAGAAGACCTGATGGAGGCTGCCCAGGACATAGAGTTCCACGAGTATGTGGCGTCTGACCTGGCCGGTTCCCGTGATAAACTCCTGGGTATTATCGACACCCGTGTCAAGAAGGCCATGTTCACCAGTAAGGAGGCCCGGGAAGGCGTACAGGAACGTATCAAACAGTTAGGTAACCGTTACGCCAAACTCGCAGGTAAACTGAATAAGGACTCTTTTAACTTCATGTATGAGCTGGATGCCAAGGGTAACCCTACTAGGCTGCTCCAGAAAATATCCCAGGATTACTGGAAACTCCGGGATGAGGTGTATTCAGCGTTAAGGACCGATGACGGTAAACTGATGGAATATATCCAGATAACAGATATCCACACAGCTGATCCAAAAGACCTTGAGTACAACCGTAAGTTATACAAGATCAAGGAACGTGTCCGTAAATTCACTGAAGCCGAGTCCACTAACGGGGAGACCTACGAAGATGGCGAGTATCATAAGTACACACAGGAATACAAGGACGCCAGAGGTAAAGTAGAAGAATTTATTAACGGCAGATGGATAAAACGTCCTGATGTCACGGAGGCAGAACATACTTCTTTCCGTCGTAAATACCAGGAATACGTGGAGTACTGGGAAATGGCCAAAGACTGGACAACCAAAGAACCAATTGGTATTGTTACCCGTCGTACCGGGTGGTTCCCGAACCGTGATCATATCGAGATCAGGGAGTTTTCAGCCAAGGGTAAGGACATGCGTAACAAGCGTTACGTTGACCTGCAGGGGCAGACCTCAGAACTCGGAAAACTCCAGAAGGAGATATATAATGCCTACATGGATATCATTGGGGGTTATACGAACCGGATGGGTCCTTCGGCGCAGCGCTGGTTGAAAAAGGGAAGTCTTATGACCCTTCAGTCCAACTTCACACAGCAAGCCCGTAACGAGGGTCTGTGGACAGTAGTAAAACGTGGGATAACCAACTCCTTTACCCCGACGACTTTTAGCTCTACCCGTGTTACGGATGAGGCCGGTAACGCCCGGCAGGTCATCCCCAAACTCTACATGGGGGATCTCCGTAATCAGAAAAAGGTGGAAAACCTTCAGAAGAAAATACAAGAGCTGGCCGAACAGAAGGCACAGGGTAAGATCAGCCAGAAAGAATATAGGGCTGAGAGGAAGAAGTTGAATGAGCAGCTAAGACTGGAGAACACCAAACCCCTGAACTCTGAGCTGGAGACGGATGTCTTCAAACAGATGTTGGCGTTCTCCGATATGGCCGAGAACTTCCTTCACCTTTCCGCAGTAGAGGGGGAGATCATGGCGCTCAAGGACGCAGTAATCAACCGTAAGTACTACCAGAAAACAGCTACCGGGAAGGTGATCACCAAGGCAGGTTCTGACGAGCCGGCCTATATCTACGACCCCAAGAACAAGAACACCAAGTTACCGAACACGGTAAAGCGCCTGAACGCCTACCTGAGCATGGTCTTCTATAACGATAAGACTATGACCCACTCCCAGATGGAGATTATCGCTAAGAGGATACAGAATATCACGTCTCTTCGTGGTGTGGGCCTGAACATCAAGGGTAACCTGAACAACTACACGATGGGTAGGTTGAATAACCTGCTGGAGATGGCTGCTAACAAGTACTTCTCCCGTAAGAGTTATTTCCGGGCGGAAGGAGTCTTTAACGCGGAACTGTTACCCGGGTTTGCTAAAAAACTGGGTTCCTCTAAAGAAGGCCCTTACGCTAACAGGAAACCTGGCAGTAAGGCAGAGGCCCTGATAGACAGCTTCCACATGATAACCAAGTGGCAGGAGGACCAGGGTAGGGTCAGCTTCATGGATAAGGTTTACCTTGGTCAGGAGATCGGTGAATATAACGTACAAGGCAAGGTAGGGTTAGCGGTACTGATGTCCCGCCAAATTAAGAATAAAAAGACCGGTGAGTCGGTGTCTATCTATGATGCCTACGAGTTTAATCCGAACACCGGAGAGCTGAAACTGAAAGACGGGTTTGAGCTGTCTTCTGATGAGAAATTCAATGCCACCAACTATATCAAAGAGGTAAATAAACACATCCACGGTAACTATGCCTGGGAAGACCGGGTAATGCTCCAGCAGTATACAGTAGGACAGCTGTTATTACAGTTCCATAAACACATCTACCCCGCTCTCCGCGCCCGGTTTATCGGTGGTTACGATCATGCGACACTGGGAGAGTACGAAGGTAGATATGTTACAGCGGTGAAGTTCTTCTCAGCCCTCCGTGATTTTGACGGTTACTGGTCAAGGGTTACTTCTGCGTGGGGTAGTATGAGTGACATACAGAAGAAAAACCTGATGCAGGATCTTTCGGAGATACTACTTATCATATCCTTACTCGGCATTTATTCCCTGATCAGTAATTTAGCTAAAGGTATCCCTGATGATGAATATCGTATCAAGAGACTGGTACACTTCCTGTCATTCCAGACGGACAGGTTACGTACCGAAGTTATTACTTTTAATCCGGTATTGGGTGTTAAACAGATGTACGAGTATGTAAAGAACCCGGTAGCTATCAGTAATACCCTGAAGAACTTCTCGGAAGCTATCATGTCTACAGTAGAGTATCCGTTCCAATCAGAAGAAGACGCTATCTATCAGAAGGGCGCCTATAAAGACCAGAGTAAGATGAGTAAGGAGTGGCGGGATGTGCTACCCCTTATCCATAACTATAACGACTGGTTGAACCTGGATACGGAGACCAAGTTCCACATCTTCTAATTACCGGAAATATCCGGTCCCTCTGAGATGGCGCCCCGGGCAACGAGGTTGTTGAAGTACTCCATAAAAATATCCCTGGTAAATGCCAGGGATAACTCTTTTTCGTAAATGGGTTTTATGTAGTTGTAGGCTGCTTCTGGGGATTTATCTTCTACGTCCATCAGGAAGTACCCGAGGATAGCCATATCCGGCTGACCGGACTCTATGAATTCTATTATGTCTTGTTCTGTCATGTTTTGATCTTTTCTTTAATAATCTCTTCTATCATCTCCCGGGTTATCTCACCGCCGGATAGAGTCCTGAACCTCTTCAAATTCCAGGTGACTTCTTTTGTGGCCCGGCCCAGTATAGGGTGTGCGAACGTCACCGGCGGGTTTATCAGTCCCTCCAGTAGTATCCCCGTCTCTCCTGTAGCTGCTACCTTTATCACCTCCCTGATACCGGGGTATATCCTGTCTTGTGTTGGGGGTATGGTGTTATTCTTCTCGTAAAACGACAGTGCCTCAGGACTGAAGTTAGCATCTGAACATATTATCTCCATTATCTGTAGTACTTTCTTTTAAATGCTCCCAGAGCCATGATATTCCACTCGGGATTAATTACCTGTTTACACCTGTCCTCTACCCAGTTATCCATATAGGCCCTCAAAAGGTCTATCCGTTCTTCCGGGTCCTTTTGGTTAAAACAGGTAATAACACTGAAGTCTTTAACTGCTACTGTGACGTAGGTAAAGGGTTCAGGTAACTTATATCTGCCTGGTCCGTTCTCTTTGTACTTATTCAGCAGACTCTCATCAGAGAGTATATTCTTTATCTTCTGGTTGGGTAAGTCCATTATCCGCTCCCGGAACCGGGTTATGGCGTGAGGTGTTATGAACAGGTCTTTATCCTTCTGATTCAGATCTTCTATCTTAGTCCGGATATTATCTTCTTGCCTACTCAACTGTTCGTAACGTGACCGAGCCTTCCTCTTTTCTTCTGTGACCATATTCAGCTTTATCTTCAACTGAAGGGTCTCGTCCACTTGTACGGTTTTGATCATTGTTCAGTAATTTTAGAACGGCCTTCTCGAGGTCGTAATGATACCAAGTTAGGGTGACCCATCCTAGTACGAGGCCACACACCCCTCTCTTACAATAACGGGGGTGGAAACCTGCGTACCGGGTAAAGGTAATGGTGAAGGTCATATGTTCTTAAGTCTGTTACGGACGTCTTTTAAAGTGGTCTTGTTATAATACTGCCCGTTCTCATATATGGTTTGGAGTAAACCGGTTGACTCCTCTTCCGGGGAACATTGGGTACAAACAGTGAAGTTGGGATTTACTTTAATGAGCCCCTTTAGTGACTTTTTGGTTCCATCATCTGTCACCGGATCCTTGTAGATATCGTAACCCGTACCATTGGCCTCAAACCAGGCGCCTTTAGCAGCAAACCCTAGTGTATCACGAGTTACCATCTGGTAAGTGTAGGACCCTATACCCAAGACGATGTTGGTAGTAGCAAACCTTTTAGCCGCTAACCGTTTATAGATTTCTACCTGACGGTCCGGAGTTATCGAGTCACCATAGATGGCGCCAATATGAGGATCAAGTACTTTATAACCGTGTGTGTTCACAGTACCGCCGAATATATCCCAAAGGATTTCTATAACCCCTTTGCTTTCCGCTTCAGATACCGGCTTGGCACCAACCTTATGTTTCACAATAACTATGTCTTCTTCTGGCGGGTAGGATTCCCATGTATCCTGGTCACGATATAGTAATTCATCTTCATCAGATTGAGTAACCTTACAACCGCAGATAATATCTACCGGATCACCACTGTCAGGACGTATGACTAGTTTACCCTCCCTCGACATAATGGATCCCTTATTGGCCGGTAAGTACTCGGTTATCAGTTTCCACAGGTCGAAAGTGTCAGATACAATAGATAGTATTCCCTTCGGGAAATCCTGTAACCAGTCTGCTATCATCTGCTGCTCCCCTACTGTAAATATTTTGGTTGTAGATACTGAGTGTTCCGAGGCGTTAACAGAGAACACACAGACCTCCTCTTCGGGCTCGTCATAATAATAACGGGCAGCCGGGATGGTTATGAGTGTATCTGAGCCCAAAGAACTTGTAGCATGGCCTAGACCAACTGCCATCATCGAGAATGGATCAAGGCCGCGGGCGCTGAAATCATGGTTAAGGAACGGTACTAACCATAAATTATCCGGATCGGTTTTAGTGACCCACTCCATAGTGTTACGGTTATAGAGTTTCTGAATAGTGGCTGCAGTCGGGGCCTTCCACGCCAGGGCGCTAATGATAGTTTCAAGGAACAGAGTAAGCCATCCAAACCCGTCTACAGTATTAATGAAGGTCATATGTGGGATATTCGGATCAGTTTCTACTCCTTCTGGTAATGATTTGATGCGGATTGGGAGATAACCGAGATTATGCAGTTCTGTGAAGTGCGTGTAGTCGTAGTCCATCCCAAGGTATAGGCACATATCTTTACCGAATCGGTGAGCTACATCTACCGGAAGGTTGAAAAAGTTCTCCGTGAACTCATCGTGCAGCCAGCGTACCATTAACTGCTGACCGAATGATACTATCTTATTTACTCCTTTAGGAGCATATTTTACTGACCTTGGTATCCAGGTTCCGTATAGACGGGTGGTACCTGCTGCCAGCATCTTTTTATGAGCGATCTTATACCCATCTACGTAGTATAAAGCGTTTGGTTTAAACATGAGTATCTGTTTTTAAAATTCTACTGTTTGTTCCGAGAGGTTCTTACCATACTTGGATGAACGTACCCGGTACATGCTCTCTTGTAAGATATTGAGTGCTTCGTCCAGACCTCCGCGGTCATCGAGGAATATGTTCGCGTACACCTTAGTCTGGTTACCGTATGGTAAGACTATGGGGTTCTGGTTTATTCTATCTATACTAAACCCTTTAGAAGTACAGTATTCTGCGATGTGCTGATAACGGTCACTACTGCAGGCTGTAAATATTACTATATAGGCTCCGACAGCACACACATCTTTAAGAACCTCAATTACTTTATTGCACTCTTCCTGACTGTTCAGCTTCCAAGGAGATATTGTGTCATCAAAGTCTATGGCTACTATTATCTTACCGTGTTGTAACCACTCTTCGGTTAACCTGTTTATATATTTATCTATCATATTACTGGATATTGAGTTACAGATATATTTGGGTGATCTTTCACGGAGTTAGTAGAAAATATCTGGTCAAAGTACTGGTGTAGTTCATCAAACCCCGCGGAAAATATTCCGTGAGTGACAGCCAGGTACATTTTAGCAGGTTCTCCCCAAGTTTTTAACTTCTTGGCTATTTCGATGAACGTCCTGCCGCCATCACAGATATCATCTATTAACATTACCTCTTCATTTTTGAAGTGTGTCCCGTGAGGGATATCTACCCCTTCTATCTTACCGGTTTTAATATCCCTGTGTTTGGCACACACGACGACGGGTACTTCTAAACCGAGTTTTTTACAGAGCGGGTATATCTTTTTGGACGCGCCGTCGTCCGGGGTAACAATAACAAGGTTTTTGGATTGTATGTCACCCAGTACTCGTTTGATAAACTCTGAGTTATCATAACAAACGAGGTTATTAATACACGCCTCTGCTACTGCCTGGTTGTGTACGTCCAAGCAGTAAACTTTGGTGAGGCCCAAACTGTTCAGGATAGGCGCTATAATCTGCACCAGATAGGACGTTCCACCATACTCAAACTTCCGGTCAGACCGGGCACCGAGTATGTAGGGAACGTATAGATTTATTTTCTTTACATCAAGGTTTTGTAGCGCTTTAGTGGCAGTCACTATTAGTTCTAAATCCAGGAAGGAGTTGAACCGGGAGTATATCGTTATTCCGTTCTCCCCTACAGTAAATTGTGGGTCGATAATAACATACTGCTGACCATCAGGGTATTTACCGATCTTAGCCTTGATTATTGAGGCCGGTGGGTTGCTTAAATTTAGTATCATATCTCTACGGTCTCCTCCTTAGGTTGTTCTTCATAAATTATCTTTATCCCGGTCTTCTGACAAACGAAGTGCTCAAACGTCGCTCCTAAACTTCTTTCCCACCCCCTCAGGAAGTAGGCATGTTTACAGGATGCGAGGTCTTGAAGAACTAACCTCATTATTTCTTTGTAGTCCTCGTTCTGCTTCTTCCACCCTTCTATCCGGGCGTAAGGGTTAAGGGTATCCCACCCCTGATTTTCCAGTCTAACCTGGGCGTCGTGGAAGTTTTTCTCAGCTACCCCGGGTGGTAGATCACTGATTTTACCAGCTATATAAATTAGCGGTCTGTTCATAAAATATCATATATTTTTTGTCTGATGAGGTATCCCAAGTAGTCAGATAACTGGTCTACTTTTATTTTGGTCTCTGTGAGCTGGGTAGGGGTCATCTTCTTGAGCTCCTCTACTCCGGGGTACATGAATACCTTTATTGGCTTCTGATCTGTCTGGGTCTGTTCTAATGTCATAAAACTTTTTGATAGGCCTGGAATCCGGTTTTTAAATTATAACTGTCTATCATCTTCTGTAAGTTCTCCAGGTACTTTCTATACTCTTTCTTCTTACGCCCATCAACTGGGTTATCTATTTGGTAGTCGATCAGTTCTGATAACTCAGGACAGGCCATCTGGTTGTAGTCTACTTCTTCTGTCATGCTGCGTTATTTAGTGAGTTATATAACACCCCGTTCCGGAATAACATATCAGTAGTCCTCCTGATGAGTCGTGCAGCCAGTGGTATATCCGGGTAGAGCGGGGATGTAAAATGATCACTCTTTATCTTACCCTTTACCACCCTTTTACGGGAGTAAGAGTGTACTACTGACTGGTAGGTGGCGGATAACTTGATAGCTGCTGCTTTCCCGTTCTCGTAGACTCCTATGACTACCTTATCTACCGTATTCCATACCTGGAGAACGGTATCAGACTCGAACGGGATACGCGGGTTACCTGTTAGTTCTTCTGTCATGTGTGTGAGGTTTACCAAATTTAGAGTATCTAAATTAGAGTACCAAAATAAAAAGGGTGAGCCCACTATGAACTCACCCATTATCTACAATTTAGCCTACTTTTTTACAGGCTTTCTACTTTAAGGTGTGTCGTCCAGAACTCCTCGGAAGTGTGTTTACCGTAGGCTGTGAACTGAATGCACCCACTTGAATAAACCTTCATCATATGTGTATCCAGTCGTTGTTCTGGTAACTCTTCCTGGTCCCAATTATTTTCACCTTCTTCCAGTTCTACAAAAGACCAACCCACTTCTTCCGGTAAAATATCATCTCCCAGATTCAGGAAATCAACAGACTCATAAAAACTGAGGTTGGCGAAGTCGGGGTTCTCTTCCTTTAAATTCTTAGCTGTCTGGGCGTATTTTTTCCATTTTTCTACATCAGTTGGGGTAAAGGATAAAAGTGCATGTGTGCAGGTATCCCATTCTGACTGAGTCTGAGCATTCATAAGAATGTACCCAGTATTTTTATCTGTTAGTTTCATATTGGTCTATTTTATCCTTCGAGGTAATCTTGGTATTTTATAAGAGTTTCTATATCGTACTCGTCTACCCCATTATTGTAACACTCCTGTATAGTCATCCCTGCAGAACCCCACACCTCTTGAATACCGGCGTGTTCCCCCCAGTATTTCATAAAGGTGGCTACGGCGAGAGCTAACCCCTGTACCATTCCCTGTTTACGACCGGCTTCCAGTAACTCTTCCTCATCATGAGTGAGCCGGCGGTCGTCTACCTTCTTGTTTACTACGTCTATCATAGTCCGTGATTCTTTTTTAAGGTGTTCAGTGCCTCCTGTACTTTATTCTCGTCTATCCACCCGGTTTGCTGCCACTGGCGGAGCCTTACTACATCCTCGTAGATGTGAGTATCCCTGACGTTATCATCTGATTCGAGATAACTCCGCTCTTCTGTATCCTCCAGATAGTCAAGGATACATTCTACTACTTCTTTTAATTTACTGTCCATATACTTCTTCTTTAGTTATTCCTGACCTTACTGCTTCCTGCTGTAACTGGTCTATCAGCTCTACTATTGAATAAAGGGAGTTGATGTCTTTATCATCCAGTGGTTCGAACTCCGCGATATACTCCAAGTTGAACCTGTCATCCCGGAGTTCTTTCCAGTTTATCTGTTTGAGGAAGTCGGTCATAGTATGCCTTCTTTGATGAGAATAAGTCTTAACTTCTTCACCAGGTCTTCCTTGTTCTTATTGTTCGAGATCACGTAGTCAGCTTCCACCTGATCCAGTTTTCTCTCTGACTCGTAAACTGGGTTATCTGTCTCGCGGACTATCTTGATAACAAGGCCCCCACGTTCTTTTACAACCTGAGCTTCTTCGGGTAGGCGTCCGTCGGCTATCAACCATAAGGGGTAGACAACTGGGTTCTTTTCTATACACTCCCGACATCTGTACTGTCTCTTCCACCCATTAAAGGATCGACTACACTCAGCACAAGAATGATGGTGATACATCTCAGATAACCCATCCTTTTCAAGATTATGGTAGCGTTCCGTATGACCTTTATAGTCTGCAAACAGGGAGTTTATCCAGAACATAGGGTGTACCTCCCTCATCTTGGCGCCAATCTCTTCAAGTAGGTCTCGGAAGGTCATATGTTCTTTTCTAATAACGGTTTTTAAACTTTTAGGCCACGCGTAACTAACTCTGGCATTTTTTTCAGTTTCTATAGCCTCTTCTTTTGATGAGTAATTAGGTCCAAACTGAGCATTACCGTGTTCCCCGGTAAACTGTATTTTCCACCTGTCCCAGTTATCCGGTAAGTAGGACTTCTTGAACTCCTGGTCTTCGAACTGGGAAACAGGAACACCGGTAATAAGGGACGCTATCTCCTTAATTTTACCGGCGAACCTCTTTATCTGGTAAGGACTGAGTGCGACCCAGTCCTCATATCCGTCTAACCCGTAAGGTATCGGGTTGTCGATAATTCTTTCAGTCTTTTGTTCCCAATATTTGACTCCGGTAAGATATTGTATGATCTTAGCGGCTGTGTCTTTACCCGACTCTGCTGCCCCAAATAGGGCTAAGATATTTTTACTCATGCTGCCGATAAATATTTTTTAAACTCGTTAACGTGGTTGATCCTGATCCTCACTGGTTTTCCCAGCGGGTCAAGGTTGTTCTTGTACTCAGACTCCTTCATACTGGTCAAGTGCCATTGGCTACAAGATGGGCACTGATAGGCGCGGGTTTGTTCTGGTTTACCGACTCTGTGTTTTATACGTCTTCCGTTGATCTTCATCCGGTTGAACGCCTTGAATTTTTGGATCTGTTCCATGGCCACCCTTTGAGAAGGGAACCCGGTTTTTCCTGTTTTAAGGCAGGTAGTGTTTTCGTAGTGGTTAGGTTTGTGGTTTAGTGTCATCTGTTAGTCTTTAGGTTCATCTTCTTCACCGAGGACTTCTCTTCTGTAGTTATCCTCAATCTGTTTTCTTTCTTGGTCTTTTTTGTTATTAAAATCTTGTATTATTTTGGCTTCTATCCGCTCATGCCCATAGGGAATATTCCCGTCCGTCCAGTCTACCTGTAATGGGTATTCGGGGCAGAGGTCGAAAGTCTCTGTGGTTATGACAGAGTAGGAGTAATCATTTATCCCATCGAAATAATTACCGGAGTAGTACCGGGTGTAGCTGTATGGAGTGAGGTTGGTTTTTATCATAATGATGTTTGGGTTATTTCTACTACGATAGTCTCATCTTCATAATAGGGGTCTGATTCCAGAGAATACCCCTTCTTCACACTATCTATGATACTTTTCTGAAGGAGATCCATGGAAAGCGCTAATTCTAAGGCTGTACCAGAACCTGATATCTTGATGTTATACTCTGTCATCCTGTTAAGTTTTAAAGAGGAAGGTAGATCCTGAGACCTACCTTCCTTGTGCTGGTTAGTTCAAAAAGTTAGTGTTACTTAATGCCCTTACTCCCATCTGGTAAGCCTGATTAGAGGCGCGATACCCTGCTCCGTAGATGAGTGACTTGGTTTTATCCTCACCAGAGTTATACTGCTTCACATTCGAGTAGTAGCCGGTCACTGCCTGGAATGCGCCGTATAGTGTACCACGAGTTGTATCCATCAGCTGAGTCTCGTCAGATAGTGCGTACTCATAGGCTGCGTCAGCTATATTTGTGAATCTTTTAGAGAACTCATCCTCTGTGATCATTTCGGTCTCCGGTTTGAGGGATAACTCGATAAACTTCCTGAGCTGCTGGTCTGTAACCGATACCCGGGTCATGGTCTTACACACTTCCAAGAAGTCCTGACCTTCTCTATTGACAATCCCCATCAGTTCGTGGGCCTGTTCCAGCGCCTTTACGATATTCGCGGTATGTCTGAGGTTTATCCTGTAGGAATTAGACTTCATGGATAACCTGAGTGTATTGTTGCACACTACCCGGATCGGCGTGAAGTACGCAGAAAGACTGCCAGATCCGTCGTGGCTATTGCAGAGGAAGAGGTACTGGTCTGTTACATCATCCGGAGTTATTACTAATTTCTGCGGGAGTTTAGCTGTGATGAATATCTTCTCTCCGTTACCAAGAGCGCCGGCGGTATGATACATGGCTTCACCTTCCCCTACGATAGAGTCGAAGAACTTAAAGGCGTCTTTATTCTGTAGTATCTGATACTTCTTACCTACTATTCCGAGTACCTGGTTGGTATCTGTTCTTACGGTAGCGAAGTTCCCATCCACTGGTACGTCCATGCTGAACCGGCCGGAAGGTACTTTAGCCACGATCGGCATCTTCTGTACGTCGTAGTCAAGGCCGGCTAACCGGATAATCTCTTCAGCGGTCATCTCCCGCCCGTGAATGTGGTGGTTAGTCTCCCCTGAATGCCATTCCTTCTCGGATGAGGCAAAGGCGTACTTACCGTTATTATAATTGATCTTGTGAGCCATCTTTTGTTGTTTTTAAGGTTTACTTTATCGTTAATTCTACTTCTATGTCTTCTTTCAGGATTTCCTCAACGGTCAGGATGTTGTGGTCATCCTCATTCCACGGAAAACCCATTCTTGCCGGAACGAACTTGTACGGGTCTAACCTGAGTTGCTCCATCTCTATATCCTGGTCTACTTCTAGGGGGCTGGGGAAACCAAGTGATTCCCAGTCTATCTCTGCTGTTACTCAGAACTTGTAGTTAGCAGCGTCCCGGTATAGTAGTTCTACTTTTTGTGTCATAATTAATCTTCAGTTACACCGGTTATTTTATCGAGAGCTATCTTTAAGTCAGCCTCAAACTGTTCTTTTGTACGTAGGTTAAAATCACGGTGGAGTAAAAGGTTAGGAATACTGTAGGAATCTTTACCGCGATTTATATTATCCTCAAGCTGAGAAACCTGTATAGTATACTGCTCTATTTTACACTCGAAAGAGTTATATACACAGGTAATTTTAAGGTTCCACACTTCTTCATCTTTTTGGTAGTTCTCTTTATTCCAAGTAGTCCATTGAGGTTCTATCTTAACTGCCCGACGTATACCAGTTTGAAAACAGTATATAGTCTCTTCGGGTATCTCTATCTCGGTAGCGGTTTTTTCTATCCGCTTATATTCATAGGTTTTTATGGTGTGCTTCATATCTTAAATATTAGTTTTCTCTTACCTTCCTGTTCTTCTTCTGTTATCTGGAACTCCCGCCAATCTGCGTTAGACCGGGTAGTGTGTCCTACGAATTTTGTAGTGCGCCGGGTATCGTGTTCGAAGAAGACTATTATTTTATTTATCCCTGATCTCTGAGTCGGTTCTATGATGTAGTCCCAGTAGAATACATCTACATCATCCGGGAAGTCTACTGTGTAGGTCATACGATCAAAGGTTTAGTCAAAACTCCCGGATGAACTGCTGTCAAAAGAACTACCACTATCATAAGAGCTGCTATCTGAGCCATAAGAGGGGGAACTGTCGTAGGTACTCCCGCTATCGTAAGAGTGGTTACTGTGTGATTCCCATGAACCGCCTGCTCCAGAGCCACCACTTTCCCCTCCACCGTACCCACCGAAAGAGTTATTATTATGATTGGAAGAACTATCTGAGTTCCCGATCCACAAAGGACTGACCGGGTTCATCGGATCGAGCAGCGGGTCATAAGAACTCTGGGAGTCATTCGCATTAGATGACTGGGTTGAACTACCCCCGTAAGGTGTAGCGGGGCGCTTCTGTTCTTTTTTCTGCTCTTTCTTTTTACCGAAGAGCAACTGATATATCTGTGTTATCATACGCTTTTTGTGTAATCTAAGTACTGGTGATCTACTATTCTTTTTACTTTACTGTCTACTTCTGCAGCTAACCAGATAATATCCTGTTCCCGTGGGTTAGAAAACTCTTTTACTATCTGTTCTTTGGTGTACTTCTGGGCTTTATCAAGGTCTGAGGTGTACCCGCAGTTACCGAGTCCCCAGAAGAGCGGGCAGTTACCCACGAACCCGTTCTGAACGTAGTAGAGCTGATCTTCCGGTAGTTCTTGTATCTTCTTCTTTCTCTCCTGCTTTCTAAGGTAGTTGTCTACCTCATTACGCCTCATCTTTTTACCGTCTACTTCTACTTGGTCGTACTCCTCACAGCGTACAGCTTTCAGGTCGATAAACCGGGCGTGTTCTATAAACTTACCCTTAGCCTTAGACGCGGTTTCTGCCAGTATGTGTTCTCTGTAGGTATAGTGCTGACGAGCTTCATAGGATAACGACCAGTCTACTGTAGTCCTATCATGTACCTCCCAGCACTTCTGTATTAATGTTGGTGTCATCTTCTCTCACTGTATATAACGGTTAATCTTTCTTTCACCCTGTTCAGTCCTGGTAGCGCGGAGTAACCTGACTCCCCTGTTATCAGAGTTTGATATTTCTTATCCATGTCCACTACATACGCCAGTTTACCGGCCCAGTAGATGAATGCTGCATTCAGGTGTTTGTTGGTGATAACGAGAGTATATGCGGTAGTTATAGCAGCCCCGCCGATTCCACCCCACCCGCAAGCGGTACTACCCCATGTTTGGGATACAAGGTGTAACTCTATGTCTGACCAGAACTCATGGAACCTACTGTAACCTGTACGATCAGTGCCAACATTTTTCTGCCACTTGTCCCAGTAAGGCTTTATCTGTTCTGTTTGCTCCCTGTTTATCGAGGGAAAATAGTGGGCCAACTGTTTGTAGGCTGTTACCGCTACCATAACGTCTGTTAGGGTAGGTATATCAAAGTTGTTTATCATACTCCTGTAAATTCTTCCGGTTCATAATCGTTATCATACTCATCATCTTCTGCTGCTACAAGACCGTTCCTGTAACCTGCTCTGTACGCTATCCAGCATACGATGAGGCCGCCTACTCCTATTAGTAATTCTATCATAAAATGTTTGTTTACGCGGCCTGAGCGACCTTCATCCGGGAACATATCTCGTCGAACCCGTCGAAGATTGCCTCTAACCATCTGTTTAGTTCTTTACCTTCTATTATACTCTCTGCATCCATAAAACCGGGGTGGTCCCGAGCTGCCTGTATGTAGTCATAATAGTCGTCCACGTTTTCCAGACAGCTCTCGTAGTACTCTTTTAACTGTTCATACCTACTTCCCTCTTCGTATTCCTCCTTGATCTCTTGTAAACGTTCCTTTAATCTTCTTGTAGTCTCGTCAGAATCATACTTATAGGGTTTTTGACAGGAACTGATGTGTAGTTTCTCTATCCAGTAACCATCTGAAACCCCATTTTCCGGGCCCGGATGAAACTCTCTACAGAAGACCCAGTTACCCCAATCCCCGGTGACCGTCATCACCCCTGACGTGTTAATAAACTTCATACTGTGGGTGTAGGTTCCGGGTATTTTAAACTCGTAAATAGTGACGTACTTATCCTCAAACGTAGTTAGTACGTGCTTACTGAAATCTATAGATGTTCTCTTCTTCATAACTTCTGTTTTACGCGGCCATCCCGAAGAGGTCTAGCTGAGTGTACCCCCGGGTGATCTTCTTGTTAATGTTGTGTACTTAATCAAATTCAGGTGCAGTATCTGGGTTGAATCTTATAATATCGTACCCCTTAAAGGATATAGAATTAGACTTACGATTAAAAAAGGTTGTTATACAGTTCTGTAGTCCTAACTTCTTTAGTAAATCGTACCCTCCATGAACTCCGGGAGACATATCCATCACCATAGAACTTCCTAGGTCTTCTTTATCAGATGGATTTATTATATGATAGAAGTACTTAGTTTTAATCTTAGAAAGCATCTTCCCCTGTTCAGTCCGTCTTTGGGGAGCCTCCTCCCACTTTTTCTTTAATTTTTCTGAGTGACTAGATCTTAACCCAGCTTCCCACTCTTTCTTTAGTCGATCTGATATTTTCTTAGAGGTTTTTTCATGAGTAACCATTCCTGTAGATGAGTCGGATCTTAGATTATATCCCTTGTCTGGGTCCAGGGCATTCATTAGATTTATCCAATAAAGTTCTCTATCCCGCATTAAGGACTCATCTGTAAAATCAACGTTTTCAAGTACTGAATATGTGAAGGCGTCCGGACCATACTTATGCCAGGAGTTTATTAAATAAGAGTTAGACTTCTTACTATTTCGTCCGGTAAGAGCATAAATATGACTCTGAATCCTACTGAAGATACATTTGGCCTTACCTATATAAACTTTACCATTCTGTATATTCTTAATACAGTATATTCCTGATTTATCTTTATGATCTGATAACGGTTTCATGGGGCACTATTTTTTCCATACACTTGTTAGTTCCGGGTCTGCCTTTAGTGGCACTCTCTTACAGTATATATCTCCTGCCTTACCCATAGTATCGTGTAACACCTGAGACACCTCTTCTCCGAGGTCTACGGGGCACTCTGCCACTACCTCATCATGAACTACGTTCGGGATCTTCACAGTCCAGAAGTAGTTATTGTTGATAATCCAGTTATAGAAGTAGACACAGGCAATCTTGGTTACGTCGGCGGAACTTCCCTGGATCGGGTAGTTAAGAGTCATACGCTCTATTTCTCCCTTTAACTGGAAGTACTCTCGGCAGGTCTTGGATAGTTCTGGCCAGTCTTTAGACTGAGTTTTCTTAGCTTCCCGGTAGCGTTCCCAGAAGTCTCCTTTTGTTTGGGCTTCTAGTTCCTTATACCGGTCGAAGAAGTAGATATAAGACTTCCTACCTGTTATTGGACTTATCAGGATATAACCATCATTTAGTCCCTGCTGTTTCACCTTCTTGAAGTAGTCACTTAACCCCGGAAAGGCTTGGAAGTAGGCGTTATAAATCCGATCCCCATCCTCTTTACTGATACCGAGGTTATCTGCTATGGTAATGCCACTCCCACCATAATTTATGGCGAAGCCAGCAGATTTAGCCGCCTGTCTTTTATCCTTATGTAACTTCTTTATCTCGTCAAGGTCTAACCCTTCGAGTTCGGGGTACATCTTAGACGCCACGAATGAGTGCATATCAGCCAGCCCTTCATCATAGAACTTTAGCAGGTTTTTATCCAGACACCTATTAGCGAGTACTATCTGCTCTTGACCGGAGTAGTCCGATACTACCAGCGTACTTCCCGGTTCTGCTATAAAACAAGATCGCGTTTCCGGGTCAGATGGTATGTTCTGGAAGTTGATGAACTCTTCTTTTGTAGCGCGGTCCTTACCGCCTGAAGACATCCTGCCAGTATCCATTATCTGAGTGAACTTGGTATGTATTCTACCGGTTACCGGGTTAATCTGACGGATAAAGTTCTCTCCATATGTACCAACTATTTTTTCCGCCTTCTTATATTCCAGGTACAGGGAGATGATCTCAAACTCGTTCTTCTGTTTCTCTATCACTGAGGCCTCCACCGACTTCTTCTCCTTACCCTTCTCTACGATCGTACAGTTTACCCCAAGGTGCTCGAGCAGATCTACTACCTGTTTAGGTGAAGACCAGTTAACAGTACATCCCGGAGGGTCGAAGAGGTTACCCTGCACCTCGATAAACTTCTTAATACCTTTATTCAGTATCCAGTTGTCCAAGGTTATCCTAGCCTTATTCATCCGGTCTTTATCCGTGATCATCTTCTCCGTCCACTTGGGTACGTTCAGCTTCATACCACAGTATTCGATGTAGGCTAAGACCGGTACAAACTTGTTTTCAAGATTAGAGGTACCCTTTAGATATTTCTTCCTGAGATCGACCAGCTGCTTATCCCTGATAGCTGACAGATACTTTATATCGTCAGCCATATACTGAAGGTTTTTGGTAACCAGCCCTTCTTTTGCTATAGTCTTCTGTACTGATTTATCCAAAGTAATGTTACAGTACTGTTGAACCAGTGAATCTAAACCGGCCTTATGGTCGGGTATTCCGCAGTAAAGAACCCGCTCCGTAACGAAGGTATCCCACACCTTACGCGGGTATATTCCGTACTTATACAAGAACTTCAGGTCGAACTTAGCGTTCTGGATCAGTAACAAGCGTTCTTCTAGGTAGGGCTTCAACCGGGTAATGTCCGTTGTTGAGGCGTCTATAATGTACTGGTTATAGTAATCACCTATCTGCAGGGTATGTAGTTTATCCCGATGAGCGTCTAACCCAGTAGTCTCTGTATCTACTGAGGCTTCCTCTACTCCGGATAAGTACCGTTCTACTTCTTCTATCGTGGTCAGTTTATATCCCGCGCCCTCTGTGTGGAGCTGAGACTGGCCGGTTATCAGGTAAATCATAAGACAGGGGTTTACTCATAATACATATGTTCTTTATAAGGTATCAGGGGCGCTTCTACTAAAAACCGGTGTTCCCGGCAGCGGGCTCTCTGTACGACACAGGCTCTGTCCCAGACTTCTTCCGCGTAGCCGGAGAGACAGGTAGTGATAAGACTTCTTAACCAGAACCTGAGCTCTTCGTCTTCTACTAACCCGTCCAAGCACTGGAAGTTTTCCGTGACTATCTCGGCAGCTCTCTTGGGTCCGTACTTCTGTAGTTCTTCTGTTATATTATCCATAGATTATGGGTTCAAGATTAACCGGTTGGAACCCGGCTGGTTTTATTATCTTGCCATCTTCCCGACGAAGTACTTTACCATCAGGACCTACCTTACTCATGTTGTTGGTATGGACGGCTTTCCAGCACTCGTCTATCTGGTCTATTAAACCGTACTCACAGGCGGTACCGAGAAGAACGTACAGACAATCTGTGATGGCGTCTGCTGCTTCTATGATATCATAACCATGATAAACTCCATCTGGTCCGAACTCAGCCTCTGTTAATTCGCGGACCTCTTCTGTTATCAGTTTATGTCGGAGTTTGATAACATCTATTTCTGGAAAACCGGGTGTGGCCTTAACTCCTAACCCGAAGGTTGTCTGGAACTCTTTTATATCTTCTATCCAGTTAGTCATAACATCTGTCTTTAGACCCGATAGAAAAAGCCGGGCGAACCGGCTCTTACTATAAGGTGTGATTGGTTTTTACGATTTAGGCTGCTATTTTCTCATCCGCAGTTTTTTCTACCTCTTGATTAAGGATCTCCTGGTATGGGAAGTCTTTGTGATTTACCGCGAACATCTTGATGAAGGACTCTATATCGGTTCTTTCAGTAACATAATATTCATGGTAGTTGTCCACGGCACGACGTTCGAGTAGAGTTTTACCGTTCTTGGTCTGGTTCTGCCCGTACTCGGTGAGTTTCGGAAACAGATCGTATACCTGACGGGTCTCCTTGGACAGGACGGCCAGCACCTTATTCTGCGGGTCGTAGATGGCTTCCAGGAAAGGACAGTTATTATCCACTGGGATAAGGGATAACCCCCTGAGTTTGTTATACACCGTCTTACTGATGAGCATCATAGATGGGGTGGGTAGTTGGTTGGTCATATCTGATCTTTTAGTTTCGCTAAGTTAGGGATATTTTTTAGATACCCAAAATTTTCTACAGTCTCTCTACACTCCTCCCTAACTAAGTCGGGTTTGTCACAGAGTTCTTCTAACCAGTTCTGGGGTTCGTATTTCTCTATATCACTGTTATCCCAAAGGAGCCGGGTGTAGTTCTCCCGGTAACGATCGGGGTACAGGTAACTGTCTATATAAGGCGCTTCCGGGGTGTTCTTGTAATATCTGGACACTGTGGACTTAAAAAACAGGCTGAGTTTACTATACTTCCCCTCAAGAAAATACCCCCAGTCAGCCCCGTAGGATTCAAAAGAGAACAGGAATACTTCCCGGTCGTCTATTGTTTCGTAGTGGGAGTGATAGAGGGTATTACAGAGGAGTAGATTTTTATATTTTTCGTATCCGGTCCCCGGTAACTTGTTGTACAGTAATAATAGTAATCTATCTTCCGGGGTTATTCCGTACTTAGGCCAGCTGATGTAGGTTTGTAATGCCTGAATATAACTCTGTGGGTGCAGCCCTAACAGACTGCTCAGGAAGGTTTTGGATTTTTGATGGTAGTTCTGGTACAGTGTTTTGATCTCTGTCATTAGTTCTTCTTTTATTCATAGGTTCTTCTTTATAGTTCTACTAAGTTTAGTTCGTAGTGATATTGTGAATTAAACGACCGGTTCAGACAGTGCCACTCGGCCTTCTTGATAGCCTGATCCAGATCAGCAGTCCACCGGGCCATGCTCTCCTCCGAAACCGGGAACGGGTAGACGTTCAGGTTATTGTCTATTGTTACGAAGTGTACTACTATCTCGTACCCCGCGTCTATCAGATCAGCGTATTTGTGTGCTATCAACCGGCGGTAGAGTGCGCCCTGTAGATGGTAGTTATAGTCCTGTACACTCTTTTTGAACCGGTCTAAGGGTTTACCGCTGGTTTTAAAGTCTGAAACGAAGATGATCCGGTGATCGTGGTTGATATGGTGAGAGTCGATAAAACCCTTCAGCCCCGGTTTATCCTCAGTTGGCTCTATCCTTATCAGGTGTTCGTTGATCACTTCCGAGTTATTAAGCTCTTCCGGGTTTAACCCTAACAGGAACGCGCACTTAGGATGGTTCTTAACGTACTCTACCGCTTTAACACAGTAATCCCAGGTCTCCTGACTCACGATGGTCTTACCCGGGGACGATTTCAAAAACTCGAAGTACTCTGTGTTAACCGGGGTGATTACTTTTTCAAGACGCTGCTCATCTGTTTTCAGGTTCTGGTAGTAGTCGAGAGACTTCATCTCTTCTATGATGAGTGCTGAGTAGTCCCTGAGGCTGACGTTGATGTAGTTACCTCCCTGTGGGCCGAGAAGTATCTTTTCTGCTAACCAGGTCTGGTACACCTTATCCATTATTTGCCCGGGTTTCTCTATCGGGATCTTACCTGATTGGACGATATATTTATCAGTTAGGGTATCGCTCTCCAGTAGCATACAGTGAATTAGAGTGCCCTCTCCGAAGTGTCGGCTCTCGTCTTTATCTACTTCTTTTAGTACCCGTTCTTTATAGAACAGCCGGGGTGAGGTCAGTATCTGGGACAGAGCGCTAAAACTCCACACGCGAGGATTACTGAAAAATATTTCCTCCTTCTCTTCCCGGGTTAGTTCTCTCTTTAGTTCTGCTGTATTAAACATTAGTTTGTTAATTTTTTACCAGCCGGAAGTAGTCCGCTCTGTATTGGTCACATAATAAGGTTAGCTCATTCAGTTCTTCTACCTGTTCCGGGGTAAACTCTACATTCTCGAGTATATCATCGAGACTATACAGGTGCTCCCCTAAGACTGAGTTATCTACATCTTGGTAGATATACCGGTCACCAAGTTTCTTCCTAAATCCCTCTGATAGTGTATCTTTTTCTATACTGATGACCCGCAGTATCGGGTCTGGTGCCTTCTGGATCATACAGACTTACTGTTTTTCTATTAGATCTTTTATCTCTTCCCGGGCGTCCTGTAACATCTTGTCGAGTTCATCGTTCTCTGTTGTAAGGTTATATATCTTACTCTCCAGTGCGGAGACCTCATCTTCGAGTTCAACTATCCGGTCACGCATCCACTCTACTGTTGATACGGCCTCATCATATCTTTTTTCGTCTGTCCTGTTCATTGGTGTTGATTTAGTTTTTCTGTTATACTTATCAGGTAGATCCCGCTGGATTCTACCCACCCCATCTCCCGGCGCGTACCACGGAATTCTCACACCTATCATGAAGCAGCTCTTCCGCACCGGAACCACGGTCTACTTCGTTATCCATTATCTTCTGTAAGTCATCCGCCAGAGTTATCTCCGAGGAAGTTTGATAGTTTGGGTAGAAGGTGGAGACAAAATTCCATACTCCTCTGTCTTTATTGAGTATATTCTCTTCGTACCCTACAAAACTGTCAGGTACTTCTAATTCTATTAAAAGTTTCATAGTTCTATTATTACTGGTTTATTTATCGGGCGGTAGTACTCGTTACAGATAGAAACATTAAAGAACCCGGTGTCTACTACCCGATCAGTTCCATAACCTTCGTGAATGTGCCCGCAGATATGGATCTTAGGGTTTACCCTATAAAGAGCTTGCTGTAAGTCTTGGCATCCTACTCGTTCTCCTCTATTAACTTTATCCAGTACCCCGTAAGCAGGCCCGTGAGTAACCACTATATCTGTGTCTTCTGGGATAGTATTCCACACCTTTTTTATCTTTTCTCCCCGGGGCATATTATGGGCCCAGTTCTGAGGATAGAAGTCAGGGGTAATAGGGCTCCCCCATATCTTTATACCTTCTATCCACACAGCGGAGTTTTCCAGGTAAACAATATCAGGAACCTCGTATACATATTTATTCCAGAGTTCCTCCATCCAGAGATCCGCACCGGTACGAGAATTAAACCGGGATTCACCATGACGGTCGTGGTTACCGTTGATAAATACTTTATACCGTGCAGGTTGATGAGAAAACCAACATAAGAAATCTTTCACCTCATCCTCAAGACCGGTAGAGGTATAATCTCCTGCATGTATCAGAATATCACACTCAGGTATTATCACTTCTTCATGCAGGGTATGCGTATCACTGATCGCCACTATCTTTATCTTCTCGGCCATATACCTTCTTTTATCAGGAACAGGATTATTCTATCCTGCGTTATCGGATCTTTACATAACGCCTCGGTTTCTTCTATAAAACCTATGAGACGGTCACTCAGGTCTGCCAACCGGATAGCTTCCTGATGGTAGTAATCTTTAGGGCCAAGGTCTAGACCGGGTGGATTAGATACAGGAGCATCTTTAAGTCCCTTAAGAAGTCTCCGAATGTTTTCTAATGGAATATCTATCGTTACTTTGCGGGTACTCACTTTCTCTTTAGTATCCGCTTTTACAGCCGGTGCCTGATAAGGGTATTCGTGTGATTCCAGTATGTGATCCATAAAACTGTTATTGTTGTTTTCTTTCGTTAAGAGATTTCCAGAGTCTGGTATCCCGTCTTTTATTCCAGCGTTCTCCCCACCGGTAATGAGCCCTCTCCGAGATAAGGTCATCAAACATCCAGTAAAGGAAACTCCGGATACTGGTGTACTCCCGGACTTCTCCGTCTACCTTACGTCTGGTGTAAACCTTACCGTTCTTGAACCTGTAGTCCCAGTACTTACGGATCTTCTTCAGGTATTTTGTGTTCATCTTGGTTGGTTTTATATCCAGAGTCTAAACTCTACTCCGGCGGATGAGGTTATTGTACCATCTTCATCCTCGTTAAAGTCATCTTCGTCAGCCTCTGTCCACCCGTCGATCTCAGTACCGGTCATTACGTTATCACGACAATCTGTTTTCATGAGTTGGTGTGCTTCTTCTGCTGTCAACTCAACTTCCCCGAGATACCCCTTCAGTACTAATGCTGATTGATAAATGTGGTCATTCGGTATGTCTGACTCTAAAAAACTATTGTGTTCGTTTAGGATCAGGTAATCGAGAACGTTATTGAGTTCTTCTAAGAACCCTTCACTTAATATTTTACTCATCTTATCTGGTTTTTAACGTCTAATACACTCTGTCTTACTAAGACTGGGTTGACACACTTCCCGTTAGCCAGCTGGTAAGAGTTCTCGTCATCATAATCTGCGGTCTCCATAGTACATTCAAACGAACCGGCGCAGACATCCACGACAGCCTTACCGTAGACTATTAACGCGATCCTGATCTCATCTATATCTTCGCGGGTGAGGTGATTGATGGCTATAAAGTCTCCTAAATGTTGTTCTATTATTTCATCTGCTGTTATCATATACAGTATTTTATGTCTTTACGAAAAACCTTCCCGAGTTGAATGTATCCGTTCCAGGTATCACGCTCCAGTACATTCCAGGTCAGTTGATAATATGTTTCCCGGATACTCATCATCCGTTTGGTACAGCAGAACTCCAGAATTTTCCTGTCCCATCCCAACTTACCGGTCTGCTCCAGAAGAGCGCGGTAATCGGGGTCTTTACAGCTGCCCCAGTACGTGAGCCAGTCTGATTCTTTAATAGTCCTCTTGTAGGTCTTACGGGTCTTTGTCTGAGTTTTTTCCCTTTTACTGATCTTCGACCAGGTGGAATTATGAAGGATCTTTTTCCCTAAATATATTTTACCGTTCGGGTCAGTTATACAGTAGATAAAACCCACCGCTTCTTCGGGACAGTCTTCTATAGACCGGATAGGAGCTCCTTGATAGTACCACATATTAGAGTATCAGTTTAGATACCCAAAAGTAAGAACTATTTATTTAAGATTATTATTTTTTATCTTACTGAGTATATCTACGCCTAAGTCTGTTAGAGCGTACCCAACCTCTTGGTACTCCCAACCATCAACAAGCATACTACAAACCCCAAGATCACACATCCTCTCACAGAACTTATTACCGTTTACACCAATCGGTTTACCAGAAATAGTTGATATATTTCTTAGTGGTCTACTCTTATCATCGGTGTGGAAAGTGAGTGATGATAACACTTTAACGTCCCGGTCACTCAGTTCGGTTACTGTTATAAATTTTTGTTTACTCATCTTAATAGTCTTTAAAAAGTAGATACCAAACATACCCTACCTTCCTCATCTGCCCCGAAGTGTTCCCGGGCGTAGGCTATGGCTTCTTCCTTGGTCTTAAAGTACTCTACAGTACGCCAGTATTCTTCCGGTCTACCTGAGTGGTTGATTCTTGGGATATCTACCGATGCATGGAAGATTCCGTTATCAAGGTTTTCTATTCCTACGTGTTCCATAAACTGGGGTTATTAATGGTTAACAATTCTTCTTCTGGTGGCCTCATCTCATCTACCAGACTACAGGCCATGTTGATACTTGGGATGAGTTTTTCCAGGACTGCTTTACGTCCACAACCCGCGTAGGAGTCACTGAGATCTTTGAGCAGGCTAACTGTTACCGGGATAACTGACGGGTAGGCTTGTTGGTACATGACAGCTGATTCCATCCCCGCGGCATCATAATCATGGATCAGGATAACGTACCTGTACTCCTTCAACCACTTATTCATCTTCTCCGCAGGTATGAGACTGGTTTCGCTATTTGGAGCAGTAAATTCTATCTCCTTTAACTTCAACCCGTCCAACATACACAGACCATCCTTCATCGAAGAAATGATAGCCAATATCTTCTTCCCGGTCAGTTGGTCTTCACCCTGTATATAACCGGTCTGGACGATCATCTTCTTCTCTCTTATCTTGGGTTGGTATACCCGCGCTAATACTCCGTCTTTCGTAAAATAACCATAGAGGTACTTGTTCTCTATCACTATAGACCTCACCTTCCCGTCCTCTTCTTTATCCATTCTGTACCACAAGAGTGGCCTGATGTTATAACAGGTAAGTATCTTGGAGCCTATCCCGTACTGTGTCCAGTAATCCCGGTCATCTGTATTCCAGCTGCGTTCCAGGTAGTCTGTAATACGGAACTTCCCACACCTCTTATACTCACCGGGGTTAAAGGCGCCACCGTTGATAACATAGTCGTTATAGTCTGCCAGTATTTGTTTTACAGCCGTTTTGTAATCTACCTTGAAGAGCTGTTTAACGAACTCTACTGCGTCACCGCCGGCAGATCCACCCCAATCCTTAAAACGGTAATGTCCTTCTGGGGTCAGGTATATTTTCAGACTTGGGGTTTTCTCTGTTCTGAATACCGAGTGGATACACACGTCCTGTCCGGTAAGTTCTTCCTGCAGACAGGCGTAATACTGATATATCCACCGTTCGTCTACCTGGTCTATTTTTGTGACCAACCCGGATGTCTTTATCATTATCTGCTGGTTTTATAAGACAGCAGAACCCCGGGGTTAGTTCCCCAACTAATTTATTAACATGGTTAAAGTTTAGTTTAAATGTTAAAAATGTTACCCCGGGGTTCTCACAGTCTTATGTGAAAAGATTAGTCGTTCGGCAAATCGAACTCACCTCCTGATGGAGCGGCGAACTCAGATACCTTCTCAGCCTTCTTCAGCTTACGGTAATGGTACGGATTATCCATACTAAAGTCTTCGAGGTTTTCTTTCTTCAGGCTTACTGACCTGCTCGGGAAGAAGTTCAGTTTTACCCTCACCTTACCCTGGTATTCCTCTTCTTTACCGGTAAGGAGCATCCAGAAGTAGGTATTAGCCATAACCTTAGCTACACGCTCTACGAACTCCTCGATAGTAGCGGCCCCTTCTACTGCCTCATCCATCTGTTTACGCATACCGGTACTGTCCGCGATATACATCATGATATTCAGGATCGCGTTTTTGGCCGGGGTAGGGCTGTTATACTGATCTTCTGTGAGCCAGCTGGTGGCTGTCAGGAATCCTACCGGACCATCATACTTCGGGCCTTCCTTGTCGTTCTTGTCGAGAGCCAGTCCTTCCCATCCTTCGAACGGACGAGGACCTTCCAGTACGAGTTCTAACGCCTTTTTACCTGTTCTTTCTGAGCGTGCTACTTTTGCAGACCTGATCCTTACTTCGTGTTTTCCCGGATCTAAAAACTGACCTACTGTGCGGACCGTGTCCATCCCTTTTGTACTAAACATACTATGTTGGTTTTAAAATGTTACTGAATTACGCGGCTGCTGCCGGGTTGTTATCTTCTGTTACTTCTTCGTGTGTGGTGTCGATGGTCTCGATCTCACCTTCTTCATTCCTCTTTATCTGGGTCTCCGGTACGTTAAGAGAGTCTGTCATTTCCTCTGCTGTGTATAGACCGAGGAGGAGATCCTGCCCGATCCTGTTAGCACCCTTGGCCAAACAACGGGCGTACAGCATCTCTTTTCTTAAACGCAACCAGTTATCCTTTCCGGTTAATCCCTGAGCCTCTGCGTCCCTCATGGTAAAGGACACCTTTTCTTCCATACCATCCCTGATAAACAGGATAACCGTTCTCTGATCAATGGGTTTAGGATCAGTCTTAGCGTACTCAGATATAGAACCATCATTATACACATACATACCATCTTCCAGTGTGCGGAACTTTATACCGCCCTTTCTTAAGAGGGCAGCAGTAGCCTTAGCAGATAGAGTTAACCTTCCCTGAACAGGTATTATGTAGTGCATGGCTTGAAGAGTCGGAAATCCCAGTTCTTTACCCATCTGCGCAACAGTAAAGGCATCCTCTACTGTTTTAATGTGTGATGGTAACTTCTTCGAGTCTATTAAAGACTGCAAGAAGTCTTTCTGGTCTGTTAAGGTGACCAACCCCTTATTGTCTGCCATAGTTATGCTGCTGATTTTATCTCCCTGATCTTTCTATTTATACTTTCGTGATCTGCGCAGGGTACTCCGTGAAATACTGCTAAAAAGTCGTTGGCTGTCATCTTATCGAACCTGATAACTGATGATACCTCGGGCTCATTTACCGGGTCTATCCAGGGTGCCAGCATACCTGCTTCTGGTTTTACTTCGATTAGCTCGTCCATATACACACGGAACCCGTACTGACCTTCTTCGTGTTCAGATGTGAATGCGGTTGGAGACCCGATCCATTTGTAAGTCTTTCGGGGTATCAGTGGGTAACCGTCCGCGTTGAAGAACTCTATTAACATCAGATCCTTCTCCCCTTCTTCCTTGAACATATAGAAGCAGTCTTCCTTCTGTCCACCCTGTTGTCGGGCCCAGCTGAAGATCTTCTTGGCGGTTATCCCCTTCTTCTTGGGGTCTGTACTCAACCCCATCTTTTCCAGTAGGGACCGGTTGTAGCTGATGGAGTCTTCTAACATCTCCGACCAGCCTCTTTTTACTGCTGTACTCATACTGTTTGTTTCTTTTTTAGTTCTCTCCTGATTTCATTCTTATGATGAGATTTACCGATCTTAGTCATCTTCCTTATCAGCTCAGGAAATGACTCTGCGTACACCCAGTAGATCGTAGAAACTCCACGACTGCTGCTCCAGGATGTCGGGGTTTTACTGCCTTCAGGGAAATGGAACCCGTACTGGTGCTGGAAATAACATTCCGCCAGAAAACCGGGTTTACTTTCACTACTGATGTATTCTTTTAATTCCTTAGAGTCTCCGTCATAGTTAGAAAGATCAAAACCCGGGAAGCAGTCTTCTATATCTTCAGGTTCCATATCATCCAGTAAATCGGTAAGGGTGTTACTATCTAACTGGCCTGCTATCCAGACTAATCGGTTGATATACCCTCCTGTCTGGTCTATGTCTTCAAAAAACTTTGTGTGGTTCATGAGTTCTGTTTTTTGAGGTTCTGAATTTCCCGGGATAGGTACCAACAGGCCTTTTCGAGGTCTTGAAGCGGCGGATTACCGTCCTTCTTACCGGCGCGAGAGAGGTACTTCACTGTATTACCTATGTTGAATCCGAGGTTCCACGCCTCTATCACCTTAATGGCCTCGTAAGGGTTTAATTCTCCTCCGTAATGGTTAGGGTGATTAACAGCGTTAGACCTGTCTTGCACCTGTATCTTAAATATCTCTTCAGGGGTAAGTACGCCTCTAACAGCACCCTTGATCATCCTTTTACTAACTGTAGTCTTCCTGTTATCTGCTTCCAGTTTTGGTTTACGCCCCCTCTTCTTAGGGGTAGTGTTTGATCCTGTCATATTATTTAGTTATTACCCGGTCATCTGTCCGGTTTTCGTTAGAAAATAACTTACGATATTGTATATACCCGCGATAGTTCCCGCACCAACCTAACATGTCAGGATGATCGGATACTTCAGAAAACCCGGATGTCCAGCAGTGATACTCATCATTATCCATACTACGGGCACAGTGTTCAAACGCTGACCAGTGACCGGCTGCTGACAGACTATCGTGAAGTTTAAGATCGGCCTCGTAGTCGTCCTTACCCTCGTAGTTCAGATAGGACAACCTGGCACAGCGGGCTGTAGCGATCTTAACCTGTAAATCGGATAGGGCATTGTCACGAGTCTCCTCTGTGTGGTAGTCTTCTCCTTTAAGGAGCGCATACAGTCTGTTTTCATCCATCTGGTCTCCGAACGGTATGTGCCACTGACCAGGACTGAGTAGTTGAGGAGTAGAATTATTATACTCTTCCAACATCTTGTACGCAAGTTCCTGTAGGTGTATTTCAGCTGCTTCGTGTGCCCGGAGTGCGAAAAAGTTCTCCCACTCGGTTCCGGTAACAATGGCCGTGTGCCACATGAAGGGCTCCAGTAACCGGTTACAGATCTGCTTAGTAAGACCCCGGTCACTTAACCACTGAGCCTGCATTACTGCCCAGTCACGAGCCTGTAACCATTCTTTTTTCAGGAACTCTACTGCTGGGACATCCGCATACTGTTCATACCCCCATGAACGATCCTGGTGTATCCACGCTTCTTTGGCGGTCTCAGTGAAATATTCTACTCCCTGCATACCCTTATGGTCCTTCATCCATTTGATCGGGATGAACGGGTCTTCCTGTACTCTCTTCAACATCTTCTCGAAGGGTATAGCCCTGCTTGACGCTGAGTTCCGGGACAACATCCGGTGAGTGTTGACCTCAGCCAGTATTATCCGGGGGAACGTCAGTAAGAAGGTAGTTATCCTGTTACCGAACTCATTTTTACTGTCTGCTATGATTTTAGCCTCTATCTGCTGCATAATTATTTTTTTACTGGTGGTGGATCACACTCCTCTATCCGAAAGTGTTCCATGTCTGCCTTAAATGTGAGGGTAGTGGGGTTAGAGAACCGGGTCTTTAGAATGTGGTTAAAGATGTAGTCACCCTGTGTTACGTCGAACCTACCGGGACCGTATATTGATATCCCATCAGCCAGCGGCTTCATGAAGATCATTACAGTGTCACAGGCAAAATACAGCTGCTTTCCTCCGTAGAGGTCTCTCTTGGTAGGGAAATTAGACACCTTGCCATTCTCCCTTCTGCTGGGTTCCTCGATATAGGAGTTCAGTTGACTGAGAATGAAGACGATCACCGGTACCCTCTTCTTTATCCGGAGAAACATTTTGGCCATATTACCAATAGTGTCCAGTTCCGAGTTATCATCCATCCCGCCGTCTATCAGGAGCGCGTGATCTACCGAGATAAGAACTCTAACGTCGTCCCCGTAAGTTTTCTTAGCGTACTCGTAAAAGGATAGTATCTCCTTTTCCATAGTATCGACCTTCCTCGGTGAACTTACCTGGTAGATCCGGTCATTCTTTCGTTTGTGGTGTAATTGTTCTATCTGCTCAAACTCTTCGTCAGTGACCAACTCCCCTTCTTCTGCTGAGAATAACTTCTTTATAGACATTCCCGTGGGAGCTGTTAACTCCCGGGCGCCGGTCTGTATGTCTGTCATCTCAAACTGGTATTCCAGCGCCACTATATTCTGATCTTTGTTTAACTCCATCCCCTCTTTAATGATCTGATCCTTGATGGCAGTCTTACCTATACCCGACGATCCCGCCAGTAGGTTGATGGTCTGCCACTCGTATCCCAGAACGAGTTCGTGGTTGAGCTTGTACCAGGGTGTCCGAAAGGATTTTATTTCTCCCTTCCTTCTTTTATCTATATACTCCCGGGTCCTGTTCCGTATCTCGGATATATGGGTCCACGGTGTTTTTACCGGTGTGCTCATCTACGCCCTGTTGAAGAAGTTTTGGGTCATGTCATAAATTTCTGCTCCTCCGGCTTTCCAACCCTGGCGCTCCCCGTGGTAGTAACCCATTCCGATCAGCTGGTTGGCCACCAACTGGAACATATCCAGGCTGATCATCCTGATGTTAGGGTCTTCCATCCCGGCGGACGGCAGGCTATCAAAAAGTTCTACTATCTCTGATTTCTTATTCTCTACTACCTTAATGGGTTCGAGTATCAATTCCCGTTCTTCCTGTACTGTTAACATAAACTGGATTTTATCTGATGAAGACTGATATTAAAGGGTAGAAAAATTCTACTACCTTAACTACCAGCCATATTAAATATGTGTACATCTTACGCTACTTTATAAATACTGAGTACTTCTTCTTTTTTCTCTCCTGATTGTACCCGCTCCAGGAATTCATTCAGGGCGTAACGGTTACCCCCGGTCACCTGTTTGATGATGAAGTGGTCTGCGCGGTACATCCATTTACTATCAGCTTCTGACAAATAGAGGTTTGTGGCCTCCAGTATATCATCCCACTTACCGGCGTATTCGGGATATTCCCGGAACAACCAACCGAACTTCTCGGTGATCCCCTTGGGGGTAGCTTTCAGGTGTTTGGGCCACTTCTCGCGGTACTCCTTTATCTTCTGCTCATCAAGATCCTCTGGGTTGACAACCTCTTTTTTCTTCTTGGTGAACAACCGGTCTATATCTTTCAGGATCTGCTTCCCTAAGAGGGTAGGTTTATAGTTCTGGTCAAGCAGTCCCTTCCCGATCAGGTTGTTACACTCCCCTTCCCGGGTGTTAAGCGGCGGCTGAATCGACTGAGATTGGTACCAAAGACACATGAATTGGTTCGGAGTCACCTTCTTTTGCAGCAGCAGATCGAATAGCGGGTGTATCATATAAGAGGTCGTTTACTTGAGTGTATAACTCTATAAAATCCGGGTGTGCCTGTAGATGTTTCTGACACTCTTTGTTGCAGTATAACACAGTGGCGTGATCTAATCCTAGATACTTTCCAATTACTACAGAAGAGTACCCCATCTCCAGGGCGAAGTGTATAAAAATCTTCCTGAGGCGTACAATCGGTAGTTTACGGGTTCTAGCCAGAATAGTAGTGAAACCGGTTTCACGGATAATGTTTATAGGAACAGGACCATTACTTGAGTAATACCCTTTAAACCCTACTACTGTGTACTCGTTAGGTAAAACCTTATCACATATCCTTCTCAGTTCGTTGAGGGGTATTTTATCCCATACCGGAGGTTTTACATCCGGATAGACCCCTATCTTCTCATAATACTCTTCCCGGAACCGGTTAATGAGAGTTCGGGATAAGTTTTTCTTGTAATCTTCCTTGGTCATGTCGGTTAATTTGTGTATATTAATCTTGTACTCTTCACCCGGAAAACCGGTCTTATTTTAGATAGGGAGGGTATCAAAAGTACCACTTTTTAGATTATCTAAGTTAGATACCCACAGATATTTTTTAGACCTATGTGCCCCCCACTCCGTTATTATGTAAAAACTGACTCTCAGGGCTACCCGATACCCGGAACCCAGAGAGCATACCCCACCTATATCTGCCAGTGTGATCTCCTTCTGTTAACGGGTTCCGCTATGGTGGCCCCGGAAGGCGCTACCGAGTGTAAACATCCGGAAGGTAACAGGTACTTCTACCGCATAAACCGGGATGGTTCTGTAAAACCGAACTCTGTGTTTATGATAAAAGGTTATCCTAAGGGAGAAGTTTGTGTTATTGAGATCAAAAACTATAAAAACTGTTCTTAATGGGTTTAAACTCTACTCAGAAATTCGTATTCGGACTCTTGGTGACTTTAGCTACCTCGTTTTCGGGGATGGTCTTGAAAAAACTGGATAACCTGGACACTAAAATGGAAGCTGTCCTGGTAGCCCAGGGGGTTGACAAGACAGAGCTAAAGAACCTCAAAGAGCGTATGGACCGCGGAGGTATCGTAGTGTATCAGGTAGAAGACCGGCCAGGTGTTCCCGAGAGATTACCAAGCGTAAAAGAACCGCTGGTCTTTACTAATCCCGAGGACCGAACGCGGCGTAAATACCAGTACCTATGAAATCAATATTAGTCATCCTATCCTTAGTGTTACTGACCGGGTGTTTCACCGTTGATAAGTTCGCGGTAAAGCACCCCCGGAAACACAGGGCTATAATAGACACCTTCGTATCCCGTGGGGGCTGTATCCCGGTAATAACCGGATCGGACACTCTTAACGAGGAGATAACCAAAACCGATACCACCTATGACTCTACTTCCGTTAAATTACCGTCTGCTCCGGATACGATATACCTGGAAGGAAAAGCTATACCCGTTGATTGTTCACAACTATATCAGCTGGATACTACCCTTCCTAACGGCCTTTACTTAAAGATCACCGGGGGAGTTCTTACTACCTATGTCCCGGTTACTGAGAAAACTGTCACCCATATTCAAAAAATAGTGACAAGGGTGGAGGACAGTACCCGCCGGAAGCTGCTGGAAGGTAAACTCAACCGGTCAGATTCTACCGTGAGAGCACAGAAACTGACTGTTTCCGAACTAAAATCAAGGTTAACTACTTCCCGGATACAGTTCTGGGGATTGATAAGCCTGATAGTTATTATCGGCACCGGTCTCGGATTCCTGAAATTCAAAAAAATAATTTAGTCCCACCTACGATTCCCTCGGCCAACCCCTGTAAACCCACCGGCTGATAAGAATTATACCCCGTTCCTGTTAAGGTTCGGGGTTTTTTTTATGTTTTAGGGTAATATTACCTCTGTAAACAATCTTTCTGTCTTAGGCCACGCGGCAGATAGCGTTTCTACTAACCAGTCTATATAAGCGCAGTCCTCCGGTTCATCTTCTAAGTATACCTTCTTCCATGTACTCTGCACTACTTCTCCCGGGGCATCTGTGTAGATGAGTCCCATCTCATCACCTTCAGTATCTAATATCTGATATAACGTCATGCTGCTTTCTTTTTAGTCGGTTTAGTCCTCCAGCCGGTAGCGCTCTCCAGGTCTTCTATTCGTCCCTTTAGCTCTGCTACTAACCGGGCTGTTTCATCCGGGTCCGCGTTTTCCAGTTTATCAGTGATATTACTGAGATCACTGGCTATGTCGTCTACCTGAGCTTCCATGTCTTGTAGATCCCTGTCTATATTATTTCGTTCTTCTTCTGCAGCATCGAATTTTTCTTCCCAGTATTCCGCTTCTTCTATATTATGGATAAACCACTCTTTACTGGAGTGTATGAACCCGTGGTACAGGAAGAGTTCTGATATTTTAGTTAGCCCTGCGTCCTGCGCCGGCCTGAGTATCAATCGTTCGAGTTCACTGAAGAACTCTTTTACCACGTCTTTTGCCTGTATCATAACTTAAAATCCAGGAATAACTCTTTCTGTGATTTGACAATAGGGGACTTCTTCTCCTTCTTAGTCATCCCCACTGCCTCAGTACAGAACTCGCAACACATATTACTCTCATTCAGAATATCGTACTCATTACAACTCCAGCAGAAATCCCAGTAGTCTCGTCCATCGAAATGGCCGGCACCTGTAGCCCTTTCCTCCCAGAAATAACGGTTTTCAGAATAACGTCCTTTACCAGAATACGGCGGTACGCGGTCGATCTTGTACTTCTTCGTGAACGTACTTAACATCTCCAGTACCATCTTCTTACAGTTCTCCCAGTCCTTTAGTATAATATACTCTGTAGACGTATGAGGAGCATAGTACCCACACTCTATGTTAGCACAGGCTATGGGTAGATCGTTACAGGCCAGTTGATAGACATCAGTAAACATACCTTCAACCTCCTTATACCCGTATTTTTCCAGTACGGGATAGATGTCCTCCCTGAAGTTGTCTGCATAAAGAGGTTCTCCGTAGATGTTATCCACGAACCCAGAATTACCCTTACGGTCACACTGGAGAACAAAATTACAATCATTAAAGAAACTCATATCTGCTTCCTGAGAACCTTCACCACCTGTCTCCTCGTCTCTGAAGAATGCGGCCTTGATAACAGGAAGATCCCGGATAGCGGTCAATGCTATAGCAATCCCACATTTATCGTCCCCACCTATACCCGTAGGTTTCATATCCTTTGTATTATAGGCGAATACTCTTCCTTCCAACTCTAACACCTTGTAGTGATTCTGCGGGATGATCCTGTGTACGGTATCGGTGTGCGCTACGATACAGTTATAACTGTCAGCCTCACCTTTTGTTACGTAGATATTACCCTTATCTTCTTTTACCTGAGCCCCGAAGGATTCGGCTATCTTCTTAACCAGCCGGTTCATGAACTTTACGTTCCCTGATTCGGATTGTACTTCTAAAACTGTCCACAATAAACTATCCATGATCTATGAGTTCTAAGGTTAACTGATTTTCTGTAGGTGTTCCTGTTTCTTCTTCATGTTCTTCGAGGTAATTTCTGAGATTTTCTTGTGCTACCCGGGTACCGCAATAAGTAACTACACTATCTTCTGTTAGATAATAAGTACCCGAGTGGGGACAGACAAAACAGTCAGAAGTCAGGGCATATTGTTTATCCCCATAAAACTCATCAAGCTCTACTACACCCCTGTGATTTTTAGATGTTCTTCCTCCTGTATACAGTTCTACTGAGTCTTTGATAAGGATGTCTTCTTCCCCGATCTCATCCCAACAAGTATCATCTTCACGGTACCACTTACCATCTACTTGCCGGTAGTCGTCTATTTCGGTCTTGTGTATATGACCGTAATCCTCTACATAAATAGCGTCATCCTCGTGACACCATTTACCGTTTTCTAACCTCTCACTGTCCCTGTTTAAGTTCCAACGCCAAGTGTACTCATCATAAATACAGTCGTCCTCATGGGCATAACCGAAACCTTCGATATAGCAGGCACCATTCTCGTCAATATAGCGACAACGATATGTATCATACACCTGTCCATCGTTATCATCCTCGTCATCATCATCATCATTATGTCCTTCCCAATAACCCTCGGTATCCCTGAGTTCGTAGTCATAACTACTACTTGCGTTAGTTATCAAACCATCGTGACTGTAATAGGATAAAGTGTCCATATAAGGGAACCTGTCCAAATTGGCGTAGCTAAGAGTAACTTCCAGAGCTTTACGTGAGGGTTCTCCATCCGGAGTAACGATGTCAGCACTCTGATCATTATCGTGTGTTGATTTATACCACCACTTCCTGTTCTCTGCGTAAGACTCAAACATCTTCTGATGAGCTTCAGTACCATAAACACGGTCCATAAAAGTTTCCCCTGAGTCCAGCTTCCAGACAAGGGCTCTACCTACTGTCTTATTATCCTCGTCCAGGAGAACCAGTAGTCCCACTTTGTTCGGGTTCTTGACGTAAAGGTCTAACCAATCCTGGCATTTACCGTAACGCATACAGGAGTCCTTCATAGTACCGAGATTATACTTATCCGAGTGGTTGTCTTCGTAGTACCGGTACCTGATATCTTCTCCTTTTACCAGTTCAAACCTGACCTTACAGTCTTCATCGTTAACCTTATCAGATTTAACCAGGTTAGAAAAAAGTTCGAAGTCGCTGTCTTTAGGGTTCATATTGGTGTATCCGTACTCATTGATCAATTTCCTTACTAACTTACCAGCACGGGCAGTCTGCCTGTTCTCTCTTCTCCAGTCCCCGTTATCGTTTACCTGGTGTTCTTTACCGGCCGGTAGAAAACTTAACATATCTCCTCTCCGCGATATATAGTTACCAAACTCTACTGTCGTAAAATCATCATCGAGTAATATCTGAGCTATCAGGCTCTTACTTCTGTTCAGTTCGAGGAACCTCCTGAGAGATTCCGCTATTATTAAATTCATAAAACATCCTTTGTACTATTCAGCTAACTCTTTACTGCTACACTTCAGTCATAAATTTTCCTCCACTACTTTTTTAATTTCTCGGTCAGGTAGCTCTAACTCAGAAGGTTCTACATAAAAGAATATTTGGTCATCTACTTCTTCTGCATCCCTGTCAGAAGATGCATAACCCTCAAATAAGACACTGTACAGATCAGTAGACCCTATAAGCAGGTCTTCTCCATAACCCGGGATAGTAAGTACCCGTAATGGCCAGTCTAAACCTCGGTAGGTTATTTTGTCTTTTACCATAATATCCTTGAATTATTGTTGTTGTGAAGAATGTCGTTACACTTGTTGAAGAAGTCGTTATCCTGCCAATCCCGCTTCTCCCGAGACGCAAAGGCCGGGTGCTCATTAAAGAAGATATAGTGGTTACCCTCTGAGAGATAGTTGGCGAACTCCCTACTCTTACTGCCTGCAAACAGGAATACTAAACCCGAGTTTATCTTATTCAGGGTATCCAGTAAGGTGGCTATAAAAGGTTTCCAGATATCGTAGTGGCTGCCGGATTCTCCTACCCGGGTTGTGAGTGCAGTATTTAACAACAGTACACCCTGTTTAGCCAGATGGGTTAGGTCCGGGTTATAATCATAGTCTACGGAGGCACTGTTATGGTATACTGTCCGGTCGATGCTTTCCAGTATCCGCTTCAAAGAAGGTTGTAACGCCTTAGTGTGGCTACATGAAAATGCCATCCCATCTGCTACAGAAGTTTCTTGGCCTTCCGGGTTTTTCCCTATAAAAGGGTACGGGTCTTGCCCTACTATCACTACCTTAAGTTCTGAATAGGGACAGTTCTCGAACGCGGTAAACAGGTGTTTAACTCCCGGGGTAAATGAATACCCCAACTGCTTTTCTTTTACCAGCAGTTCCAACGCTTTATCAAGTCCTCCCCTTAGAAAGTACGGGCGTAGGATGTTATACCATCCTGAAGGGACTAGCCTATCCTGCAGCTTCTGGGAGAGGTCTGTTATGTTGATCGTCTGTGTGCTCATATAGTAAACAGTCTTTGGTTGAGTGGTTGTTCGGTGACCTTAGTGTCATTAATGTTAATGTTCTTATCAGAGTTATACTTCCACCCCCACCAGTCTGTAAGGGGTTGGGGCCACTTCTCATCCGAGATGTTTAGCTCAAACATCTCCTCAGATTGTTTATCAAACCTCTCACTTTCCTCAGGAGTATACCTGGACTTCTCCGTGGTAACCTCAGTTATAAACTTCTGTTTTTCCTGATCCGCAGTAACCGGGTCAGTATATATTCCTACTGTTATCCATCTGAAGTCATCCCAGCAGCCGGCTGAGGTTTCAAGAACGTAAACCTTATCTATCATAAAATATTTTTTGGTTATCTTTTACTATCTTCTTATCTTAATGATCCTATGGAACCTACTAAACAACTCGTCCCCGTCCTTAAGAAAACCCTGGATGTTACTATCAGCATAGATTACAACCTCGGGGTATCCTTCCCGTTGGCTATCGCGGAACTCACTAAGGGTAGAACCCCGGAAGAACTCAGCACCCTGACCTCTAAAGTGAAAACCGGGGAAGAATTGGAACCGTGGATGTACGCAGTCTGTCAGTTAAACGCTACCTATAAGAAGATTGTGGACGCTGCTGAAAAGACCTCACAGGTTGACTTTACCGAGTTTTCTGCAGAGTCTATATTACAGGCGTCAGGTATTCCAACCGGCAGTTAGGCCACCATCCGTAATTCCTGGTCAGATATTATCTGAAACTGGTTACACACGTAAACTGCATCATCTAATTCCAGATCTGCGAATGATAGTACCAGTTCTCGTACTTCGGTACCTACCTTATAGTTGATCACCATACCTACCTTCTCCTTATAACGCTTCTTTACTGCGGAAAAGTCTTCCCCGGTACCCTTTGATACGTTACGGAGAATACCGTAGATCATACGGAGCTGGGGTAATGTCTTTTCGGCGCCTACTTCGTGGACTTCGATCTTCACCTCTTCTCCCTCCCCTACTTTCTTCATAAAAAGTTTGTACTTCTCTTCTGTTAGTACGTCAGGAAAGACCATCTTACCGTCTACCTTCTTTAGTTTGGTGTGGAATGAGTGCGTCATAAGTTATTTTGCTATACCGTTAATTCCGTGAATCGGGCAGTTTATTGGTCGATAAAATCCTTGACAGGTACACATACTTTTTATCTCTTCTGTAGGAATAACTATACCCTTTTCTATTAAGGATGACAGCACTTCTTGAAAGAGCTTTTTATCGTACCCCGGTTTACCTACCGCTTCAGTCCAGACGGCATGAAACTGATGTTCTGTTAATCGTGTAGCCATAATTTTTCCTGTTTTAACTGTTCGAGATAAAATTCCCCGTCTACATACCTTATTTTATCTTGGTTCAGTTCCGCTAAGGCTGTCTCTACCCATTTTTCATCTATAGTATCTTTATAACAAAGTACATGGATGTTAGCAGTTTTACCTTCTTCTGGTAACAGTGCCCTGGCCAGCCGCTGCATACTCTTACGTTCGTTCCCGAAGGCGTGTAGTAGTAAGATAGAGTCCAGCTGATTAAAGGAGAGACCCTCAGAGAGCTGGGCGACACAGCCTAACCGGGTAATACTACCGTCCTGGAATAACTGTAGGTTTTCTTCTGACTTCTTGTTCTTGGAGTGGTAAGTATGAGTTACTAATCGGTCTGACTGTTCTGTCGTGTTGCAGAATACCAGTAGTTTATTATACTCTAGTAATTCTGTTAACTTTTTCGCGTAGTCTTCCTTAGTCTTAAAGTCCATCATAGACCTCATACGCATGATAGACTTTATCTGCCGGGTTTGTGGCCGGTCTGCTGACGCTACCTGTTCTGTCCAGTAGTTATAAGATTCCTGTTCAGATGTCCAGAACTGCCGGTTTTTTAACTGTACTAGTACATCCTTCTTACCAGATAACCTAAGTTTGTGTACTATAACCCGGTAGTCCGATAATATCTTATCCTCTACCGCGTCATTTACGATGTAGGTGTAGACGATTGGGCAGTAAGTAGCTACTAACCGGTATTTATCTGAGTAAGTGTTCTTAGAGGGTGTACCTGTAAGTCCTACTATTATCCCTCGGTATTCCTTTAACCACGGCTCACTCTTAATAGTAAGAGAGTGACATTCATCTAAGACAACCACATCATAGTCTAAGGACTGCTTATCAAGGGATAAGTAAGTAGTATAGGTTATATCCAGGTGCTCAAACCCGAATTTCTTTATGTCATCTTCCCATGATTTTCTGATAGATAATTTTGGGTAAACAACCAGTATACGCGAAGGCTGATAGTAATCCAGAACCTGTAACCCCAGATATGTTTTACCTACTCTCATACTGATAGCGGCGCCGGCGCGGGGGTGTTTAGTAAGTTCTGTAAAGGCTTCTAACTGTATCTGTTCTCTTTTGGTCATCATCTTATTTTTATAGGTCTGTATATCGGGGTTCACTATCTGTAGACTCCAGATAGTCTTTAGCATTCTGGTCCTTTTCTTCTATTCCGTACCACCACCCAGCGATACCTCTCCGTTCTACTTCAAAGTACTGGTACGCCCTCAGAGCTTCTTCTTTGGTCTTGAAGTAAAAGGTGTCCTCAATAAACATTACAGAATAACCAATCGGGTTAAATCCTTCTGATTTCATCCGCTTAATATCTGGGAGTACCTGACGTAATCTTCGGTCGAACCAGTCTTCGGACTCCTCATATTCTTTATCGAGATGGTTTAGGTGATTCTTTATTACCTCTTTTATCTTAGGGGGAGTCTCGGATGTTATTCGAAGAAACTTTTTTGACTTCATCTGTCTTGGTTTAGTTAGTTTTCATAGTGACAGGTAATCAGATAGTCCTGAGAACCAATTTCTCACCCTTATTCCTTTTGAAGTTGTAGATCTCTTCAATTAGTTCGAGGTACTGTTCTACTTGGGAGCAGTCAACCATTTTGCGGGACTGGTAGGAGAGTTTTTTCAGGAACTCGTCGAAGTTGAACTTAGGTTTCTTCAGGCACTTCATCAAGGCGAATATGAAATTCCTACGCTTGAACCCGTCGTAGTGCTGGCCACAGAGGTTAATCTTTTCGGCAGTCTCGGCAGCCTTAGCTACTGATTTTATCCGGAAATTACCCTCAGCAAAATCGCGCAGGTCATCACTGTTAGATGCGTCCCGGTTCAAGAGCAGCATCAAGCAGACCTTATGGTTGAACCCGTAACTCTGGTAAAACTCTTTGTAGGTTTGATAGTCCTTTATTCCCTGTTCGATATAGCTCTCCATATAGTCTTCGATCTTCCAGTCTTTACTGTTTGAGTTGAGTACCTGTACTGTACGTAGATTCCCGCCCTTTGATACGAAGTAGTGAACCGGTAGCCCGAGTTCTGTACACGCAGCCAGGCGGTGTTGACCATCAAGTACCTCCATTTTCTCGTTTACCTGAATCGGGGACATGAAGTACTCCTGAGACATACTTTCTTTCAGACGTGCTACGTGGCGCGGGTCAACTTTACGGTTACCTCCCAACAATAGGAACTGGTCGTAATTCTTGGTTTTCTTAATCTCTTGTGTGACTGACATAAAACTTTATTTTAGTAGTTTAAGTAAACGGTCTTTATATCTCTTCTCCCAGCTGATAAGGTCAGAGAAGTGTTTATCCATGATACAGTCCATCCCGTGGTATCTGCTACAGTAGGACTCGTAATAACTGATCATAAAATTCCGGGTGGCTATAGCCCTCTTTATCTTTTTATTCCTACACCACATCTTCTTTTAATATTTTAGAGTCCATCTTTATAGAACACTCCCAGACGGAGGCTATTATCTCTTCCCTGGTAAAAGTGTATCCCACTATCCCTATTGCCTTCTGTTCTTCATCCTTGTGTGTCAGGTTATTTCCTGTTGCCGGCACCCTGTCAGGATAATACTGATACCGGGTTGTGTCCGTGCTATCACCTCCTTATCCGAAGGGATGTTACTGTTCTCTGACAGGTATATTGTTAGTGGTACTTCGAAGGTCATGGGATGATCAATATTGTGGGGTTGTTAGTGTGAATATCCACGTCAGGGTGTAGTTGTTTGAACTCTTCTTTATTAAAGGGTTTTGTGATAAGATGGTACCCGTTTTTAGTTTCCAGTACCCGGTAGACTTTATCCATTCGACGACCCGGCTCACAGTTCCTGATATCATTGATATAGACAGCTACCTTATCGTCATCCTTATGATCTATGTCTACTATCCACTTCTTATCAGATTCATCTGAGTGCATACCACAAACAGACTCATACGCCTTACGGACTGATTTAAAGTCGCGGTTCATGATCTGATCAGTAACCTTCTTTAGTAGGTGATATGCGGTCTTTTCGAAACTCCTTCTGTTTAGATTGATACAGCCCCGTGCATTATGGAACTTGCAGAGACTGATAATCTCCGGCATCTTCCCATCAAGGTATTCCAGACTACTGATATAATAAGTCTTTACCACGTAAGAGTTAGATCCTAGCTCCGGATGTTCCTTCTTCCTCTTCAGTATTTGAAGATGATAAAAGGTATCCTCATCTGGGAAGGACAGAATACTTTTTATTTTATCGAGATTGTTGATCATGATGCTTGTTTATGCCTGCTGATTGATAACCCCATTTCGATGGCCTGCTGGCTGTTTATTCCTATCCAGTCATGGCAGGCACGACAGACAGGGAGCCAGTATCGCGAATCGAGTAGGAGCTCGTTCTCTTTACCCTTCATGTGGTGGTTGTCCTCTGTCTTTCCGGTACAGACCCCGGGTAGTTGAGCCTTACAAACCGGATTATCCCTTTTAAAGATGGCTACTAATACATTATAGGCCCGGGTCTGTTTTTCCCGTTTATCTGACGTAGGACTGATAGGTATCCTCTTCTTAGACTTCCTGTTTGTTGGTTCCATCTGCCCTATACAGTTTTTACAGTATTTCAACCCGTTAAGGTTCTTCCAGATAACCCGTGGTTCATTACAACCCGCACACTGTTTTAGTTTAGGGGTCATACCTGTACAGTGTTATTACTGTTCCGAGTGAAAAACCGAAAACCAAGGTGAATAATACAGTGAACAGGGTAAAAATCGGGTCATAATCCAAGGTTACCATGTACCCGGACCCCAGGGACATGATAAAACTAGAGACCGAGAGTATGGTAAACAGGTCTTTGCTGTTATGCTTCATAGAGATTTGAATTTAGGTACACGGGAAGACACGTTGAACTGCGTCGCCCAGGTGTTAAATGATATCCGCTCCTTGGGCTCCACAGTACGGAAACCGGGCTTCTTATCGAAAACCCGGTAACCGGCTGCAGGTACACCCATGAGG